ATTACTATTTAGCAATATAAATGTAAGTGATCAAATAATAATCACTGATAATGTAGATCCAGAAGATATATTAAATGTAGTTGTGAATGATCAATTCACTATTACAGAGAGTGTCTCTGTATTACTATTCAGTAATATTAATGTAAGTGATCAGCTATCTATTACAGAGAGTGTTAATGTAGCTCTCACACATAATGTGGTTGTAAACGATCAGTTCACCATTACAGAAAGTGTCTCTGTATTACTATTTAGCAATATAAATGTAAGTGATCAAATAATAATCACTGATAATGTAGATCCAGAAAATATATTAAATGTAGTTGTGAATGATCAATTCACTATTACAGAGAGTGTCTCTGTATTACTATTCAGTAATATTAATGTAAGTGATCAGCTATCTATTACAGAGAATGTTAATGTAGCTCTCACACATAATGTTGTTGTGAATGACCAACTCACCATTACAGAGAGTGTTAATGTAGCTCTTACACATAATGTAGTTGTAAATGATCAACTCACTATTACAGAGAGTGTATCTGTATTACTATTTAGCAATATAAATGTAAGTGATCAAATAATAATCACTGATAATGTAGATCCAGAAGATATATTAAATGTAGTTGTGAATGATCAATTCACTATTACAGAGAGTGTAACTGTTCTATTGTTCAGTAATATTAATGTAAGTGATCAATTATCAATAACAGAGAGTGTTAATGTAGCTCTCACACATAATGTTGTTGTGAATGACCAACTCACTATTACAGAGAGTGTTAATGTAGCTCTTACACATAATGTAGTTGTAAATGATCAACTCACTATTACAGAGAGTGTATCTGTATTACTATTTAGCAATATAAATGTAAGTGATCAAATAACAATAACAGATAGTGTTGATCCTGAAGATGTACTTAATGTAGTTGTGAATGATCAATTCACTATTACAGAAAGTGTCTCTGTTCTATTGTTCAGTAATATTAATGTAAGTGATCAATTATCAATAACAGAGAATGTAAATGTAGCTCTCACACATAATGTGATTGTAAACGATCAGTTCACAATTACAGAGAGTGTCTCTGTTCTATTGTTTAGTAATATTAATGTAAGTGATCAAATAACAATAACTGATAATGTAGATCCAGAAAATATATTAAATGTAGTTGTGAATGATCAGTTCATCATTACAGAAAGTGTTGCTGTCACTCTCATACATAATGTTGTTGTAAATGATCAATTAACTATTACAGAAAGTGTCTCTGTCACTCTTATACATAATGTTGTTGTGAATGATCAGCTATCTATAACAGAAAGTGTTAGTGTCATTCTCATACATAATGTTGTTGTGAATGATCAGCTATCTATAACAGAGAATGTAAATGTAACTCTCACACATAATGTAGTTGTGAATGATCAGCTATCTATAACAGAAAGTGTCACTCTTACAATCTCTAATCTAAGTATTAATGTTAATGATCAGCTCACAATTACAGAAAGTGTAAATGTAGCTCTCACACATAATGTAGTTGTGAATGATCAGCTATCTATAACAGAAAGTGTCTCTCTGACAATCTCTAATATAAGCATTAATGTAAGTGATCAAATAACAATAACTGATAATGTAGATCCTGAAGATGTATTAAATATAGCTGTGAATGATCAATTCACTATTACAGAAAATATATCAATTTTAGCTACATCATTTATAAATCTCAGTGAAAGTGTTAGTATAACTGAGAACGTTATAATGAGTATTGATAACTATTTGAACGTAAATGATCAGATAACCATATCAGATAGTGTAGATCCTGAAGATATCCTTAATATAAATGTAAATGACGTAGATACAATAACCGAAAGTTCTTCTATAACATTATTCGGAGTAATAAATATAAATGATACATTTACAATAACTGAAGCAATTACCAATATTTATCTGGCAATATACTCTCAATCCGCTGGACCTTTTGGAGGTAATTCTTCTGGAAAAATCATGGGTTCATAATAAAAAATAACAATATGACAACATTAAAGGCAGACAATAGAGAACTACTCACTAATGCTAAATATGCGTTTTTAGTAGATAATTATTCATCTGCTTCAACATCAGTTGTGGTGACGAATGCATCTGATTTTTCTGCTGATAAATTTGTACTTTTAGGTAATTTTGGATCTGAGAATAGTGAAATAAGACGTGTTTTATCTACAAATAACACAACACAGACAATTACATTTACTGCAGCAACAACATTCGCTCATAATGAAAGTACAAAGATATCTATTATTCCTTATAATCAGATAATATTTTATCGTACAACAACGACAACATTCAGTGCCTCTGCTCCATTGACTGGATTTAATAGTATTCAAGCAAACAGTTGGTTCACTACATTTGATGATGATACAAATAGTACTGGTTATGGTTGGTTTAAATTATATAATTCTGTATCAACATTAATGTCTGCCGCATCAAATCCAATACCATATACTGGATTTGCAAGGGATACTATAAAACAATTGTTTGATGGAGTATTAAGTCTCTTAAATAACAAAGAATTAAAGATAGTTACTACAGATGACCTGTATATATGGTCAAATGAGGGATATGAGATGCTCAGGAATAGCCTGAATATGGTTAATCAAGAATATGGGGCTCAGATAAGTCAGCCAATCTCAGTGGTATCTGGAACAAGTGAATATCTATTGGCTACAGACTTTGGGAATCTTATAAATATTACAGATCAACAAGATCTTGAAATACCATTTATATCACTTAATAAAACATTACAGTATGACGGTAATGTAACGAAATATTATATTAGAGGTAAATATGTAGGATTTGTTCCGGCACCAACTGCCTCTACTACATATACATATAATTACGTTAATAGAGCACCTGTTTTAGATTCATATGAGGATGTTATAGATCTACCGAATGGAGGGTTTTATTGTCTTAAAGATTTTGTAATGTACAGGGCATGTCTTAAGACTAATAATCCTAATGCGGCTAATTATTATAAGATATTCGGTGAGGGTACTAACAATATGAAGATATTTGCTATTAAGAGAGATGCTAATAAAGATAGTTGGAGTATTATATCTTCGGCTAATATATAACATATGTATATAAAAAGAATAAATTATATAAATAAAAAGTCAGGTAGATTAAGAGTAATTGAAGACTTGGGATCTAAAATTTTCGGTATAACAAGTAAAAGAAAAAGAAAGATATTAAAATGTATATGTAGTTGTGGGAATATAGTTATAGTTTATGCAGAGAATATTAGTAAAAAAAATCATACGACATCTTGCGGATGTCTAATAAAAGAAAAATTAAAAAAAGGATTAAGATATTCACACGGCCTTAGTCATTCGAGATTTTGTAAAATTTGGAGGGGTATTAAACAAAGATGTAATAATAAAAATAATATTAGTTATGTCAGATATGGAAATATTGGAATAAGGTGTTTATGGAAGTCTTTTAAGAATTTTAAAAATGATATGTATGAATCTTATATTAAACATTGTATAGAATATGGAGAAAAAAATACTCAAATAGATAGAATAAATGGATTAAATCATTATTATAAAGAAAATTGTAGATGGGTTACCATTAAAGAACAAAATAATAATAGAAATTGTGTTAAGATTATAGAATATAATGGTAAGAGATTAAATATAAATGAATGGGAAAAATATTTAAATTTTAAATCTGGAACATTACACAATAGAATATTTAAATATAGATGGAATGTTAATACTGCCTTTAATATCCCTGTATATGGTAAAAAATAGTAAAATATCTAGAATTAATATAGATTATTTTGATGGCGTGAACGGTGCTGTTGCTTCTAATATAGCGAAAAAGACTGAATTGATGCATGCTGAGAATGTACGATCTAGAACGATAGGTACAATAGAGAAAAGAGAGGGAGAAACTGCGTTTGGAAGTGGTATAACACCTATAAAGAATTATGGTGTATTTAGTTTTGCTATACCATCATCAACCGGAAGGGGGTTATATAGGATATCAAAGGTAGGAAGTACAACATCAATATATTACCTAAATTCTTCTAATGTTTGGACTGCGTTAACTAGTGGAGGAACAAATCTTGTAGTTGGTGTAGATATTTTCATGAATTATTTAATAAACGTAGAAGATTTTGTTCCAATAGTAGAAGATGTGATTCCTAATAATCATAATTTTGATATAAATATATTTGATAGGGTTTTTATAAAAGAAGGATATAATAGTGGTGCGTTAGATACTTATATTTTAGACGCATTTGATTATACAATAGCAGAAGAATGTTTCTTCTTGGTAAACTATAATAATGCCAGTAGATATATAACGTCTAATGGTACTACTGTTGTTACATCATCTAACTCAACCGGTCATTTATTTAATTGTCCTAAGGCAAATGTAATAAATTATTATAAAGGAAAACTATACGTTGCAGATTTTACATATACGAATATTCGTTATAGAACAAGCGTTTTAAGATCATCACCACCGTTAGGTATAGTTGCTTTGGTGAGCGCAGATCTTGCAGCTCCTGCAGATACGACAATATCTATAACAGATAATAAGTACATTTATACTGATGCGAGCAATAGAAATCTAGAGGTATATAGGGGACCAAATAAAGTCGCAACTATAACTGTTTCTTCAGTGCAAGAAAGTACTATAATCCTAACTGGGGGAGCGACATATGAAGTTGGTTTTACTACGATATTAGCTTCAGATGAATTATGGGCTAATGGAACATTTTCCGGTGCAAAACAATTTAGATGGGTTAATAATCCATCTGCAAGCGGTATAAATGCGAAAGATTACGATATGTTCAGAATAGGTGGACCAGGGAATGAAGAGATAAAAATGATGGTAAATATAGGGAATGTAATGCTAATAGCAAGTAACAGTGGTTTATCTGTATGGAATGATGTTGTACTTCAGAATATAGAAACTGATTATGGTTGTATATCTAGGAAGGGTTATGTTAAGAATAGTGGTTCATTATATTTCATACATTACACAGGAATTTTTAAAACAACGGGTGCTGAAATGCCACAAAAAATATCTGACAAAGTTCAGAAATATTTTGATGGATCAACTAAAAGTGGTCTTGAAAACTCTGTAGCTGGAAAGAAAGGTAAGAGTGTATTTTTTACATTAGGAACTGTAACTCTTTATAATCCAGATGGATCTACAGATAAAACGTTGAGTAATGTAATGGTTGAACATAACATATTACAGGATAACTGGTACATACATACAGGAATAAGTGCTGTAGATATGACTACATGGGTAGAGGAAACAAATGTTGATAGATGCATGTTGGCAGGAGGATCACTTGATATGTCTGTATTAGAGTTTTTATCTGGTAATACTGATAATAGTAGAGAGATACCGATGAGGGCTGATACATCAAATTTAATGCTTGGAACAACATTTGAAAGATCATCAAAGCCATTAGAAATAGTAATAGAAACAGAACGCGGAAGTGGACTTAAGACTTTTATATCTACAGATATGGGACAATGGTATGAGATAGATGGTGAGTCAGCAAAGGGATGTACATTATTAAAGGTAGTAGGAATTGATGGTGCTGTTGGAAATCCTCCTAGATGTAGAAATATAAGACTATCATTACGAGAAAATTCGAAAAGAGTATGTAAGGTAAGTAAGATGGCAATAAACTACTTAATTTCGAATGAAGAGGATGCAATACAAACTGATTATGAGTAAAATATGCCTGATTTAGATTATACAACAATTGATAGACCATACAGTAGTTCACTAAATAGAACTTCTGAAACACCTGTGCCACTTTCTGGTACGGTAAATCCATCTGACTATAATCAAAATCAGGGTGAAAATACGGTAGAGACGGGAAAGACACTTAATGATATAATTATAAGTACATGGATAAAGTCACGTAATTATTTACCGAGAAAACAGGGATTTATTATAGATGGTCGTACAGGAAACATTGAGGCGATGAACGGTTTCTTCTCTGGAAGTATTGAGGCATCATCCATAGACATAGGCGGTTCAGACGCAACGTCATTCCATGTAGATGTTGATGGTAACATGTGGCTTGGAGCTGGTACGTTTGCAGCGGCAATAGCTAAGATAAGTAATGCAGGAGTCGGTACATTTTCAAATATAACTATCACTGGCGGTTCTGTTGCTACTTCTACATTATCTGGTCTTGTAGCCCTATCTAACATTAATATAGCCGCCCAAGGATGGACACAGACATCTGCATTCTCTTCTACTGATTTAGATACTGTTTCATGGGGAGTAGGTACATTTACAACTGCAGGAGGCACTTCATACGCTATAGGAGCAGGCAATACAGGGAATATGGCGGCACGGACGTATATATATTTAGATATAGCCGTTTCAATAATCGCATATCAAGTAACAACGACTGCGACTACAGCAGTAGGTTCTGGTAAGGTATTAGTCGCTACGGCTATAAACGGAGCAACAGAGGCTGAATTTGAGGTATTTGGAGGTATAGGAGGATTAAAGATACTTGCTACTAATGCAATAGTAGCAAACTCGATTACAGCGGCATTAATGAATGTCTCACAACTCTCGGCTATAAGTGCTAATATAGGGACTATAACTGCAGGAAGTATCACTGTTGTAACTGGAGGAAATACCGTAGCTTTGACTCCAGGAAGCGCAACAGCAATAGCTGCTGGTCCTACAGGAAGTCCTACTTTCACAGTTACACAATCTGGGGTTGTAACTATGTCTGGCGCGATAATAACTGGTTCAAATGTTGGAAATCTTCAAATATTCACAGCGAATGGAATATGGACAAAACCAGCCGGAGCTTCATTAGTTGTAGTTGTAGTCATCGCAGGAGGAGGTGGTGGTGGAGGAGGACAGAACGCAGGTTCTTTCGGAGGTGGTACTGGCGGTGGAGGCGGTGCTGTTATACAAAAAGTTTTTAAGGCTTCAGATTTATCTGCGACTGTAGCAATAACGATAGGAGCAGGTGGAGCGGCAGGAGCTGTCGGTGGAGATGCCTCTGGAGGTGCAACATCTTCATTCGGTTCTTATATATCTGCATATGGTGGTAATGGTGGAATAAGAGGACAAGGTGGAACATATTCAGGCGGCGGAGGAGGAGGATGGGCAGGTGCTGGTCAATTAGGTCAGGTTGGTGCAAGTTCACTTGGAGGTTCAACTGCAATAACTGCTGGATCGAATGGATTAAGTGGGCAAGGAGCAGGAAGTGCTGTTACTTCAGATGGAAAATCAGCAGAATGGGGTGGGGGATCTGGAGGTGGACAAGGGACACCTGGTCCAGCCGGAGGAAGTTCACTTTTTGGAGCACCTGGTGGAGGTAGTGGAGCAACAACTCCTGGTCCTGGCGGTGCTGGTGGAAACATTCAATCATACTCTGCAGGAGGTGGTGGTGCTGGTGGTGCTGGAGGAGTAGGAGGATCTGGGAATGGAGGTGCTGGGACGGCAGGAACAAATGGAGATATTGGAACAGGCGGCGGCGGTGGCGGAAGTGGTGGAACATCTGGTACTGGTGGTGCTGGTGGTGCTGGTGGAGTTCCAGGTGCAGGCGGCGGAGGCGGTGGGGGGGGTAATTTAGGTGCCGTTGGTGCTGATGGTGCTCGGGGAGAGATTAGAATATATTCTGTTTAAAAATGTCTACACAATCTAACGCGATATAAATAATAACAATATGCCATACGCATTAACATCATCAGACCAAGAAAGAAGGGCAGGAGACCTAAACCGCTTTCTTAGAGAAAAAGGAGGTACTGGTAACTATCCTGGTGGAACAAGATTAAGTGGTAATTTTATTGACGTTCCTTCTGAATTGACAGACACTCCTTATGTTATTGCTGATGGTGTATTTATGCCAAAACAAACATATCAAAACCTGATGCAACAACAACAGCCAGGGTATACTGGAGCAAGAGACATAACCCCCCAAGAACTTGCGAGTAGAAATGCATTGGCACAAGCTGATTATAGTAAAGTAACTGCAGCTGGAATGCCACAACAAAATATTCCTACATGGGTTCAAAACTTATCTGCAGAAGATTTGAAAAATCCAGCTGTTCAAATTTCACTACAGAGTCAGGGTATTGATATCAATCAGTTAAAAAATAAAACATCTTCTACGACAACTCCAACTGTAAAAACTTCTTCACCTACTCCAACTACTCCCAGTAAACCAACATCTTTTACAAAGACACAGTCTGATTCTTTTAATAAAACGCCTAATCTTGATAAAGATCAAATAGCAAAAACATTTTCAGATTACGGATATCAGGCATCTGAGAGTGAATTGAAATGGTGGGCTTCTCAACCTAATTCTGAGTTTACAAAATTATCTTCTAATTTGGACGCAAGAAGAAAAAAAAATACTGAATCAATTGTAAATTCTCAAAAAAGTAAATTAGAGGCACAGACAAAGAAGAATGAAAATATTGCAACTCAAAATAATTCAGTACAAGGATCTACTAGTACTGGAGCTACAGATACACAACGTTCTTCACCTCAAGGTTCTTCACCTCAAGATATATCTAATAATAATAAATCTACAAGTGGAATTCTTGAATCAACGTTAGGTGGAGGATCTAAATTATATCCATTAGGTGATTATTCTTTGGTTAAATTTGATAATGATTCTACTGTATTTGTTGTTGATTTAAAAAACAAAGAACTCAGACCATTTCTTTCATGGAATGCTTTTTTAACATCGTATAATGATCCTGAAGCAGCAAAAAAAGCAATAACAACACTTCCATCATCTGAACATACAATGCCAGGTGGTGCATTAAGTGATTTTCATACATTAGATGCAAAATATGGTTATTCAGATTATGCAAAAACAACTGATCCAGAATTTAGAGTTAATAATATAAATAAACATTACGGACAGCAAGAAGCACCGCAAGGTGATGTTATTAAAAATGGTATAAAAATAAGTAATGCATTAGAGAGATTAAAGAATGATCCACAATCTGGTCTTGATTCTGCATTTATAACAAGAATTACACAGGATCCAAAGAATAAAGATTTATTGGCATTTTATGTAAATGCGGCAATTCATGGTGGATATACATTAACTGATATTTATAAAGATTTAATAAAAAGACAAGCTCAAGAAAAAGGTGATACACAATATGATAATTCTCGGTTCATAGATGATGCAAAAGACAAAACACAATATTCTTCTACACCAGAAGGTAAAGCTGCAGGTAGTGATATAAGAATTTCGTTACCAAAATCTGTGATGTCTGATAATAAGGATCTTTGGGATACACCAGTTAATAATCTTCCTGCAGATGCTTTTAAGGCAACCCCCGGTTTTAAACCAAGAACTGATGAGCAATTAAAGGCAGATGCAGATAAAACACTCACAGATCTTGCTTATTTTAAAACAGCACAATTAAACGCTCAAACAGAATCAGAGAAAATAGTTGCTGATCGTGATTATAATAATTTTGTAAAAGATGTTGAACGTAAAATCGGAATAAGATTGAGTGATAATGCACAACAGGCTTGGGGACAATTGCAAGATATTCTAAATAAATCATCTGAATCAGGACTGGTTGGTAGTGGAATTGAAAGTGAACAGATAGATGATTATCTAAAAGCGGTTAGGTTGAACGATCAGCGCAATAGAGATGTAAAGAAGACAACAGAAGAAGAAGCACAATCAAAATACTATCAGAATTATGCCTCACCTGATCAAATAAAAAAATTAGATGCAGAAGATGCGTCTAAAGGTTTAAATCCTAATGACTATAGAAGTGTTAAGTGGGGAATAAAACCAAGTCAAGATTTGGTTAATAGTATGAGTGTTGCAACATTAAAATCTAAATATCCTAATCTATCTGATGAACAGATAAATAATTACAGAAATAAGATATTAGATGAGAATGGAAATCTTAGAAGTATTATATATGCTAAAAAATATGAGGGATTAGATGCGATAAATAAAGAGTCTACAGATGCAAGAGTTGCTGCAGAAAAAAAGAAAGATATTTTAGCAGAGAAAGAGAAGGTTGCACGAGATCAAGCTGATCTTAATCAAAGAACAGTTGAGAATCAATTTTCAGGATATTATCAACCACCTTCTCCTGTAAAACAACAGGCTCCTATTACGCCACAGCCGCAACAACAGGCTCCTATAAAACCTGTTGATACAACACCACAACCAACCATAAGGAAATCAGATAGTGCTCCTGCTGGATGGGGTATTAATGCTACAGGAAACTTTGAAAAATTTCCTACAGAGCAGATTAAAACTCCAGATATAACACCAAACAAAAGCATTATTCCACAATGGGCAAAAGATCTTTCTAAATCTGATCTACAAAATGATGCCGTAAAAATATCATTGCAGGGTCAGAATATTGATATAAGTAAACTTCCATCTTTTGGACAAGGAGGTGCTGGAAAAGGTAAAAGAAAGAAAAAGAATAATCCAAAAGTTTCATTTCCAAATCTTGTAAAATCATCTTATTAAAATCATATGCCTTTAACAGAAGAATTACGTGGTCAACAATTTGGTGCCAATCAAGATGAGAATGCTAATTTTCAAAATATTGCATCCGCTCTTTCTATACCACTAAGAATAAGAAATCAAATACAGCCACAGGGTTCTAATATTCAAAAACGCTCACCGAAAACGTACGGTAATATAGAACAGTTCATATCTGATATGGGAACAATTACAACACCTTTTATGGGGTCAACCCGTTCTGAAGCGGAGCATCCAGGAATAGATATAGCTAATAAAATAGGAACAGCGATTAAAGCATTTGCTCCTGGAGTAGTAAAGGAGGTTGTAACGGGAAAGAAACAAGGAGACAAAGCATATGGTAATTATGTTGTCGTAGAAGATCCATATGGAGCGAAACATAGATACAGTCATTTATCACAATCATATGTACGCGTTGGAGATAGAATAAATGCAGGTGATGATATAGCCTCAATGGGTGCTACTGGAAATACATATTCTACTACAGGAGGGACTGGAAGTCATCTTGATTATCGTATACGTGATGCTGCCGGAATATATTTAAATCCATATAGTTATCTTGCGAAATTTTTAAATTCATAAAATATGTTAGAACATAGAAATAAGATAGATGCATTTAATTCCATAATGAGCCATCCTAAACTTTCTAAAATAATAGGTGCTGCTTTTGATGCTCCTATTGGAAGTACGAAAAGAAAACAGGCTTTATCTATCATTAATTCTATAGATAAAATATATGATAGAAAGTTTCGTGAAGATGGACAAGGTGGTCCAACAACGGTAACACCAAAATGGGGTCAAAGTGCTCCTACAAAAACTAATTATCTTCCTTATACACCACAGACAAATACTCCATATAGTAAATTAACAGTGTTACCTCCTGCTCCTCCAATGATTAATATTGATCAAAGTGGTTCGGTTGTTAGAACTCCTGGAATGGATCTATATGAACAAGGACAAAAAAATTTACAAAATCCTCAACAGAATATACAAAATGGTAGTTTATCTACTACTGGTAGTACCTCTTATACTGGTGCTCCATTATTAAATTTAAATAAACCAATACAACAAAAAAGCGATTTTGAAATACAGGCAGAACTTTTAGGTAAACAAAATAAATCTATTGAAAATAGACCCCGTGAACCATTTCCTCCTCTCAATAAATCATATGATAGTTCTCAGTTTGCAAAAAATGTAACAAATATAAATCAATCAAAACAACAGGTAGTACAAAAGCCGGTTACACAAAAATACGGTATTACGACGGAAGAAATAAAAGGCATATCTATACAACAAGAAGGAGCAAATGAATTATATAATGGACTTATCTCTGCCGGTATTGATTCTAAAACGGCTGTAAATGTAGTGAAACAAAATTATAATGGATTATCTCCGACAACACATGAAGAAACAGAACAAAAAACTACAACTCCAATAAATGATATAGAAAAGATTGCAATGGAATCCCCCGGTGAAGAAGTATTCAAATCAAATATTCGCTCATTACCAATAGAAGAATTAAGGAAAATGTTTCCAGGTACATCAGATGAATATCTACCTATAGGCGCAAGTCTAAGCAGGCAACTAGATGCTCTTTCAGAGACACTTAAAAAAGAAAAAGGATTAAAATATTGGGAAGAAAAAAGTATAGAACAAGCAAAATTAGGAAAAACAATTATTCCAGATACACAGAAATATATACGTGAACGAGATGAATATATATCTGGCATAGATAAGATGATCAATGATACAGAACATAAACTCATAGATACATTTAATCCAGACGATATCAAACATCTTAATGATTATGTTGATTATCTAAATACTCTTAAAGGTAGACAAAATCAAAGTTACACTGCATTTTTAAACGCAAATATTGAAGCGTATAATAGAGAATCAGATCGTATAAATTATGAATATACAAAGGCAAGAGATGACTATAATGAAACATTCCAAAGAAAATCCACTATTAAAACTGAAGATTATAATAATTGGTCTAAGAAACTTGATGAGAAATGGAAACAGATACATGATGCTAATGATAAAGAGAAAATATTAGACTGGGAAATAAAACTTGATAATTATAATAAATCACAATTGAATACTATTAAATCAATTATTGATTTAAATAATAATAATAGTAATTTTATATCGGAACAGAAAGATTATAGTGATAGATTTGTGGATAAAGATAGTATACTTCATCCTAGTGTAAATATACCTTATGAGGTTGATCTTCTTATTGATAACGGAAAAAAACAAGCAGGTATTATAGATCAAATAGGCCGTGGTCTTAGTGTAACAATGGATAAACATAAATCTAATATTCCGCAATTATATAAAGAACTTAAACTAAGAAGTAATCAATTGTTTAATCTTAGCGGAAGCAAGAAACTTCAGAACGCAAAAGGTGTTTCTCAACAGCTTACATCTGGAATGTATGATGTAGCAGATCCCTATATAAAGAATTATCTTAGTGAAAATAAAGATAAGTTTATAGAGGCATTAAAAGATATAACACCTGGATCATTTGGAAGAGGACAAATGGATAAAGAATCTTGGATAAAGAAATATAAAGACTCAATAGACAGTTCTCTATTAGGTGATATTTATGATAACTATCAAACAGCGAAAGTTATTGATTTTGGAGATGATCCAGAAAACGCAAGAGGAGTCTTTACAGGAGATGACGGTAATGGACATATTATTAAAACAATAGATAACAGTAACATAGAAAATGTTATAAATAATGTTGTTTATGTTATAAAATATTATAACTTAAAAAGACTCGGTTATGATCCTTCTCTAATAAAATAATATGCCAACACTATATCCTGAGAACACACAATATTCTCCACAAGAATCTACAGCATCTATTGGAAAAGCTCTTTCAAGCGGTTCTAATTTGTATAAAAAACAATTGCCTCAAGGTCTAAGTACAAAAAGAGAAATACCGAGTCAGATAGGTACAAATTCAGAATATATACGTCAATTGATAGCTCAATTACAACAAAAACTTATAGCGAGACAGAGTGGACAGACGCAACAGGCAATGACACCAGAAGAAATAGCTTCTGGTTCTTCTAGTTTAGGTTCTAAGGTTCATGAACAACAGAACGTAGATTACCCGCTGAACGAACCGTTTGTTCAACCAAAAGATAGAAAGTCTACACCTATTCCTAAACAAGACACCGCTGGTCAAGAATATCAGACATGGAAAGCAGATGAACAGGGTAGATGGGTAATTCCAACAGAAACTGCAAGAATATCAACAATTCCTAAATTTCTAGGTGGCGGACAATATATATCAGATCCATCACAACCTGGGAAATTAATAAAATCAGAAAGAAGTGCCTTAACAGATCCAAATAAATTTGCCGCTCTTCCTCCGAATGAACAGGCTAATATAGCACAGATGAAGTTAATGATGACTGGTGGAAATAAGAATATACAGATAGATCATATAACACCGCTCTGGGCTGGTGGAGTTGATACATTAGAAAATTTACAACCTATAAGACATGATCAACATACAATAAAAACAAAGATTCAAGCTGTTCCGTTTACTTTATTAACTAATGGAATTATAAGTAAAGATCAAGCTAAAATAATGGCTCAAGGGTGGCAAGATATAGCAAAGAATTATAATGTAGACAGTGTTCCTAATCCATTTTTAAAGAGTGATCCAAAGACTGGAGAAATGTCTGGAGAACTTGATTTGAATGTTGCTAAAAAGTTTGCTGATGAGTGGAGCAAACCGAAAGAACAAAGTTTCATGGATTATCTAAAAGGTATTCCTGAATCTAGAAAAGTAATAGGAAAATCTATAGCAGAACAGGCGGATAAGTTGCCTCCATTTTGGGCTAATATGCAAAAAGGATTTGTACAAGAGGCATCAATGGGTGTTATTCCAACGATGGAAAAACCACCAGAGACTTTTGCTGGAACATTAGGATATGGTTTAGGTTCTGGTCTTGGTTTTATGATTCCATTTTCTGCAGCAACGAAGATTGTAAAAGGTATAGGAGTGGCAACCGGTTTATTTAAAGGTGCTACAGGTGTTGTTAAAGGTGCAGAGAAATTAGCAGAAGTAAAAAAATTAATAGGTGGTGGAAGTGTAATAGAAAGACCAGGCTATAGGGTAATGTCTCAACCATATAAAGGTACAGGAAAAATACTTATAGAAAGAAAAGATAAGATTGGTGAGACATTGGCAAAGAATATGGTGAAAAATGCTGTAGGCATGGCAGCATATGGTCAATTAAGAACAACAATGCCAACAATGTTTGGTGATCCAGATCCAGGTCTAGCTGAACGTACAAAACAGTTTATTTTTGATACTGCTTATGGAGGTGGTCTTGGTTTCTTTTCAAAAAGTTTACCTCAGACCTTTGGACTTGGTGCTGCAGTATGGTCTGCAAGTATGGCAGAACAATATCTTGCAGAAGGAGAACCTGATGCTTCAGAAGCAATTGCAAATGCTTTGACGATGATGATGTTACATAAAATTCCAACAGAGATTGCAAAAGCAAAAACAAAGTGGTATCTACCTTCAGGAGAACATGGATTTGTAGGAACAGGACAATCTGAAAGAAGTCTTACAGAAATGCAAAAGTCAATTAAGTCACTGGCTGATGACCAAAATAAGCTTTCAGATATACTTGTTACAGAAATGAGAAGTAAAATATTATCAAACAAACCGGGTGAACATAACCCGTATTTAACATATGCAAAAAAAGGAGAAGCTTTTCCTTTAGAAATGAGAGATCCTATAAAATTAAAAGAAGATAGTGATAGGATGAAACAGCTTATTGCCGAAGAAGGCAAGAATGAGATGTTAAGCCCAAGTGAGATGAAACTTCATAGTGACATGATAGATATGTCTGAACGCCAGCTTATTAAAGGTGGTGAAAGTGAAATTGTAAAACAAAAAATGAATAAAGATGATATTGTTACGTTATTTAAGAAAACAAAGGATAGATATCAAACATATAATTATAGAGATCCAGATATAATAGGAAAGACAATCGATAGGGTTCCTGATAATATTAAGAATGAAACATTTTTTCCTTCTTTTGATGCAAAGATTGAATATAATCCAAAAACTGACATGAGAGTATGGATTAGTGGATCTCCTAAAGAAAAGGAAAACATGGATTCATATATTAGTGGTTTGGATAGTAAAGATATAAACAATGGAATAGCATCTCATCAAGTAATTATAGTATCTGTACCTGAAGTAGAAAGATTTCAAAGAATGAAAAATAATAGTATAACAAAAGAAGAAATAGCGAATAAAAAACATCTTCCAGATGAAAACCCTTGGTATAATGAACAAGTTTATGGTGTGGTAAAAATGAAAAAAGATGGAAAAGATATCATACAATATATTCCTCTTGGATGGATAGGGAAACCAAGTAGAATGGAAGGGGTAGAAAATAGTGTTAATGAACAGATGAGAAAAAATAATTTTCCTGAATATGATCTTAATCATAATGCAAATACATTAGGAGAGTTAAAAGGTAAATTGGGTATAAAAATATCAACAGGGCGTATAAACAGTTATAAGTCTGGAGCAGAAACAGAAAGTAAAAGACCGTATGTAGAATTAGTAATAAAAGAAGAAGATTCTATAAGAGGCAAAGACTGGAAACAGTATTATGAAGAACCAACAGGTGTTTCCAAAGCAAAACAGGGTGTACATTCTACTGTTCCAGAGGGACAGGTTATTTCTGATGCAAACAATATACCTAATAAAGAAAACGCAACAAGATTGGTGAATGCTGTTGCTGAAAAAACATATGTTGATCCTGTTGTAGCATTAAGAGAATCCGGTCTTCCTGTAACTCCTGAAAGATTGGCGGTAGAAAGAACATATGAAATATTTGGAGAGGTGTTAAAAAAAGAAAATAGTGCTCAAGCAATAAAAGAAAAAATAAACGCAGTGCATGGAGATATTATAGATGATGCTCAAGCTCAAAATTTATTTGATAATAGAAAAATAATTACAACAGTAGAAATAGGAGATATTCTATCAAAAGGAGTACAAGATGGAAAAGCAAATCAATATACAGTAATGATAAATGCTGAATTTGATAAATTTTTTGGACCTAGTGGTGACTTTCAGAGTAATCCTGTCAGCTCACTTTTTAGAGGTATTCCGGTTGTTGGAGTTGGAAAAAAAGAATTTAAGCCTAAGGAAATTTTAACAGAGGATAAAGGTATTATTGAACCTGATATTAAAGAGCCTCAGTTAGAGACTAAAAAACAAGGTGCTGATGTTACAAAATTAGAACGTTCTTATGGTTATGAACTTACACCTAAAGATAAAGAAAAACAAAAGATTATAAAAACAAAGGGTAAGGAAGCTATTGAGAATAAGAAGAGAAGTGAAGATGATATATATAAACAGGTGTACTCTATTGGAAAAGATGAGATAAGTAAGATAGAAGAGAATCCAGGTAAAGATAGAAGATTGTATCTAAGAAGAATATCAAGTACTCTTCATAATATTGATATTTCTTTTAATAGGAAGTCTTTTCCAAATATAATGGATAAGGAATATTTAGCCATAAAGAAGAATGCAATAGATGATCTGAATGCTAAAGTATTAGATGGTGTTGAAACAAAATTTCCAATAAAAGAAGAAATAAGATTTAAGAGTGGAGGAAAAGCATCAACAGATCAAGATGTTCTAAATAAAGAAATTGATAAAATACGTTCAGAAAATGAAAGACTTCTTGGCGTTTTCAAAGAAAAAGTAAAGGGAGAAGAACAGCCAAAGCTAACAGATGAAGACATAAAAGGTCTTTCAAAAGAAGAGGTTGATGCACTGATGAATTATCGTATTCTCGGTAAAGAAGAACATAATATTAGAGAAGAGAATCTTTCTCCTAAAGAAAGGGTTAAAAATCTCAAAGATTATTACGAAATGAGGAATTTTCTTAAAGGAATGAAAAAGAATGAGAATAAAATTGACGCAAAAAAAAGAGCCGATGAACTTTATATGGTAGCATCTAAACCAGCTGTTGAAAGAATGGAAGATGTAATTAAAACATATCCAAAAAACTCACCACAATATGGATTTAATAAGGCATTAATGGAAGATCTTAAACATATATTTGGATGGAAATGGAAAGGAACTCTAGATTCATATTTTGGAATGTCTACAGTAAAAGGGAAAAATCTATATTCTGATTATAATCTTTATAAGGTATTAAATAAACAGGGACATTTTATATCTCAACCAAAAGACGTACTTAAAAGATTTAGTGAGATAGGAAAACCATATGATCAACTTACAGATAAGGATAAAGAATATATATATGGAAAGAGAGCTGCTGAAGCATCTAAGAAATCTGAAGAGAGATCATCTGAACAGAAGAGTTCTGAGGGAAAACATAAACCTAATGAAGAAGATATAAAGATAAAGGATGCTCTTGAACAAGGATTTCGCATTCAAGGAGAAGAACAAGGGGCACAGCTTAATGCTACAGATTTGACTAAATTTGATGAAATGTCTTTTGGAAGACTAGGCGGTGAGATTGGATTATCATATACAGCAATAGAGGCTGCTAGAGATGCTAGAAATCTTGCTATAAAAATTATGACTATTCATAATAAAAACACAGAATGGTCTAATGAAAAGTATAAACAAAACAAACCATTGGCTAAATATGATAAAAATGGAAAAACTTTTAACAAGATAGAAGAAGGTATAAAGATGGAATCAGAAAAGGCTGGAAAATATATTGCTGTTCAGAATAAAGAATCAAAACCTACACAAAATGAACAAGATGCAGCAAAGAGAAAAAGAATATTGGAAAACATCTCTGGTGCAGTTGGGAAGATGGGTGAGAAAAAGTAATAAAAAGAGCCCCACTTAAGGGGCTTCTTTTAATTCTCTATATTTTTACTTCCACATTTCTCACACTTATACTCCATGAACCTTCTTTTATCTTCTACTGGAGAGAAGCATAATTGAACTTCAAATCTACACTTTGTACATATGTATTTAGGAAATGTATGTTTATCTACACGTTTATGTTCTTCTGCACACTCTTCACTGCAGAATTTGTGATGTTTCTTATTATGTAAAAATTCAGTTTCGCAATTTACACACTTTATATTCATATATGTTATAGACTTTAGCATATATTATTTTTTTATAGGTTACGTATTTCCCATATGAGAATATTCATTTAAAACTCCCTTTTGTAATGACTTACACGCATTAAGAAATTGTTCAATGTTTTGTATATGTGCCTTTGCCATATTATATTCCATTGATTCATCCGTTGCATCAGTAAAGATTTTTGCTTTAGATGAACTAATAGCTTTACCATTCTCGTCAGTTCTACTTTCAATATCACGTGCGACCATTGCCAATGCTCTATCAGCAAGTACCATTGCCATATTATACTGTGCAAAGTAGCTTGCCATCTTTACAATCAACTCGCCAACCTCCTCCGCCGATACCTGACCACGGTGGTAGGTCTTGAGAAAGTCATTATAGTCCTCTAGGTATTGATGTTTTGTGTCATTCATACAATATATTGTCTTACTGATTTAAATTTAGATTCTAAAGCATTTCTTATTTTTCTTACATCTCGTGTTCTAAAGATATGAACATCCTTTAATCTTCTTTCTGTCTGTTCTGACCGTTCATATGTCTCTTCCTGTTGTCCCTCTTTGAACCAATATCTTTTACCCGCTTTTAGATTTTCCATCGTACCATTTTCCAGTGTTCTATCTCTAATATTCTTTCGGGCTTTGTCAGATAGAATTCCTCTCTTTACATCATAACCAAATTCCTGTTTATATTGTCTTGCGGTCATCTTATGAACGTAACGTACATGACCAGCTATCTTATGGTAGCGTAGAAGGCATATCTGACACTGGATCTTTTCTTCATCTGGTAGTATTGCTATCTTTGCCCGTGCCCTTCTTTGCCATTCTGTACTGTATGGTTGATTCTTTTTATTAAAGAATTTCTCCCTGCATTTCTTTGAGCAATATGAACGCATGCGCTTGCCTTCTATTTTGGCGGTGCACACCTTACACGTTTTTCTGATCTCTATTTTATAGAGTCCTTTTGTCATATATTATTTTTGCTTCTTAACTGACACATAAATCATTTGAGTTCGTATTACCTGATCTTTCTTTTTTGGCCATGTCTTAAGGGGTGGCCACGTTGCACAGTTGGTAGGATATATAATCATCTTTATATCTTCAGCTTTAAATCCAACTACAATGAGACACTTTGAAAGAAAATCTTTATTAAAAGGTATTTTATGATATTCCCCATCATGATGTTGGTTCCCATAAATAACTTCCATTAGATCGTGATATTTCTCAAAATCAAATGGTTTATCAGCTATATATCCACTCCACAAACGTGCAAGCTCATCAAAGTCTGTAGTAAAGAGAACAAGCTCACCACCTGGTTTCAGAACACGATACATTTCACTAAATACTTTACCTATATCAATGTGTGATATGTGCTCTATGGCATCTACAGACTCTATATAATCAGCATAGTTATCTTTAAATGGTAATGCTCTCATATCACCCTTAACAAAGATTGCATTTTCTCCTATTTCTGAATCAACGTATTCACCCGTTTTTTTTCTTGTCTTTTTCTCATCAATGAAATTGTCTACATTAATAAAATTCTTTACAAAACCTATGCCACATCCTAAATTCAGAGAAATTTTTTTCATATAATTCTACTTATACCATTTTCTTTTATTACCTCAATACTATCGTCGAACGTGTCTTTAACTTGTTGAATATGACTAATGCAAATTATTTGTTTAAACCTATCTTTTAGTTGGTTCAATACATCAATAAATGATTCTGTAGATTCTTCGTCAAGCGCCTGGATCGCCTCGTCTAACACTCTAAAACTACACTTCTGTAATGATGCCAGTGCCTCTGATATAGCTACCGTTATCTTAACACGCTCCCCACCAGAGAATGCGTCGAAATCATGCTCCTCACCAATGTCGTTATTAATATTAATAAATAAACCTTCTACCATACTCTCTCCATCAGCACTCTGCCTCTGTGTATCAAGACGTATACGAAAATCAGACAGTTGACTGAGGATCTCATTAATCTTTGTCTCAAGAAGCGGTACGATATGATCTATTACCAATGTCTTTATACCTTTAGAACTGAATGCTTCTTTTACTATTTCAAGAAGATCTATTTTGTTTAAGATATCAGAAAGCTTTTCTTTTAATAGTATAAGTTCCTTTTCAGTATCTTCAACAATTTTCTTTGCATATCTTGCGAGTGTGAGTTCCTGTGTGACAGTCATAAGTGATGACTGTTTTCCTATCAGTAGATTATTAGTTGTCTGTTCAACCTTAACCCAGTCAACGTTATTCTCTGCAAGAGCTTTTTTCAAAATTAATATCTCAATATTTCTATCTGTTAGATTATTTTTTATTTCTTTTATTTTTTCTTTTATTTCTTCTATCTCTTTTATAAAATCTTTTACTTTTTCTTCAGCGTAAGAGTTCTGTATACTATCCCTTTCCCAATGTTCAAGGATTTTTATTTCTTCTCTGAGAATCTGCGCTCCATTATCTATGACTCTCTGTAATCCAAGGGCATTCAGTCTTGCAATATACGCTTCTGTTGCTGCAATCTGAAATGTAAATTTCTCTTGCTTATCTTTTATCTGATCTTCAATATATGATATCTGACCCTTCGATCGTTCTTGAAGTTTCGGACAATTACTTTTTAAATATTCACAGTAATTATCCTTACTTGTCATTATAGAAATAAGCTGTTTATTCAATGATGTTATATCTACCTCATAATCATATTCTGATGGCTTCTGTGCAATGAGATAACGTATTTTGTCATTATGCTCTATATCTTCCTTCTCCTTCTTTTCTACTATAAGAAGTTTTTCTTTTGAATCCTTGAGTTTTTTCAGACCTTCTTGTATTGCATTTACATCAACCTTCTTAAGAAATTCTATGCTTGATTCTTTTATTTTGATATTAGAAAAATATGATTCTTCTTGTCTCTTTAAATTAGATAATGTTGATTCTAATATTACAATATCTCTCTGTGTTTCTTTTTGTTTCTCACTGTTAGCTCTTGCATTTTCTAATTGAAGGTTCAATGTCTTAATGGAATCTTTTATATCTGTTTCTTTTTTCTCAAGATCCTCAATGGTGTTCAATGGATTTATATTAAAATCTATTATTCTTTTTTTCTCATTGGTTAATGTTTCAATCCTAACACGTTCTTCTGTTGCCAATTTCAGTTCTTCTTTTGCTCTATTGTAATACATTTCATAGTCTTCAATATTGGCAATCTCAAGAAGAAGATCTTTGCGTTTTGAGGCTGTCTGTTTTACAAACGTATCAACATTATCTTGAAGATACAGAATAGAGTTCGTGAAGAGAGTATATGACGATTTTATGAGTGTTTTCTCAATCCAGTCTTGTTTTTCCTTTAAACCCTCTACCTTGATAACTTCTTCACTTAAATCATCGTTGAGGAGCACCATATTCAGGGTCTGTTTGCCTTTTTCAGAGGTCTTTCTCTCTATTTTGTAGCAAAGGTCATCTTCCTTCAATGTGAGCTCTACAGAGGCGTTTTTGGCTCCTTTTCTAATGATATTCCGGTTATCCACTCTCCCCTTACCATAAAGAGCGAAAAGTATTGCCTCACATATCGTCGATTTTCCCGTTCCAGACCGCCCCCCTATAAGTAGCTTTTCATCTTCTCTAAAAGACAACTCACTACTTTCATGAGAAAGGAAATTTTCAATTTTAAGATTTTTTAGAGTTATCATAATTATTCATAATCGCATTATTGATACTTTCTACCATATGCTTAAAGCATGATGGACAACACAATAGACTATAGTTATTCCTGAACGGTCGTTTACTTGCCTTATAACAATGTGATGTATCAGTTGTACATATTTTTATTCTTCCATAATTTTTTTCAATTTCAGCACCACACATCTTACAAAAGACACGATCATCTTCAATTTTAAACCGTTCCAGAATATTAATTTTTGATTTCATATTATTTTCTAATATTATCTATAATCCCATCAACATCAGCCGGACCGAAAATGGTTTCTTCATTTCTGACCCATTTTATTGATTCTTCTGTTTCTTCAAAGCTCATATTAAGATCAGCAATTTTTTTCAATACAAGTTCTTTCGCTTCCTTAATGTCGTTTTGCGTCAATATCCCACTTACCATAGTAGGAATGGTCTGAAGTTCAATAAAGAAATCCTTAGTACAATGTGGACATATATATGGAATAATAGATTTTATTATATTATCATTTTCCATATTGTTTATTTTTTAGATTTCTTTGATTTTTTATTATCATTGATAATTTCAGTTTGTGTGTTTCTAAACATGATCTGTTTATTGACATCCTTTAAAATTCCACCACTAATATCTTTCATGTTTCCAGAAAGAAGAAGAAATAGTGCTCCTAGTATAATTTGAATCTGTTCTTTTGTGACTTGTTCTATTTTTTGTGATTTCATATTATTTATTCTTATTTAATAAAGCTATTACCTCTTTCTGTGGGACTGTAAGTTTCATTTCTTTTTTCATTGCCTCTGCTATACGACTGAGTACATAGGCATCACATAAATTATTATCTGTTAACGTGACTCCATATTTTTTATATACGCTCATCATTACATTATCCTTTGGACTATTTCCTTTACCTGTTGCAAAACGTTTCAAACTTGTCGGTACAACAATCACGAACGGTATATTGTAATCATAAAGAAGTTTTCTCACCAAGTAATTAAGTCCAGATAATTGAACCAGTGATGTTGTATTTCTCGCCATGAACGCCAGTCCTTCAATTGCAACAAGAGTTATTTCATCCTCACTGATAACTTCCTCAATCTTTTCTAGAATCTGTATGAGTCTCTTAAGCTCGTTAAGGTGTGTTTTATTTACATCAGGTTTTGTTTTTATTAATAGTTTTGTGTGTATCTTGCCGTCTTCAAGGACTACACACCCTGTCGCAACCAATGATAGATCGAGCCCAACTGTTTTCATAAACTTCTTTTATAATCTTCTATGGCATTATCCACAATCCTATCAACCTTTGGAATAATCTTAACAAAACCAGACGCATCAAATGCCTTGAGCATTGTATATACCATATTAATATATACGAACTGTGCCTCTCTCATCTCGTCTTCCGTCTGTTCTTTTCCCTTATGAAGAGTAAATCTTAATGCCTCTCCAAATTGGAGTAATGCATCAAAAAAACTCTCATCATTGTTCATTATGCTATCTATATCTTTTGCTACTTCATCTCTGAGCTCTTTAGGGCTTTTGGATTTTTCTTTCAATCTTCTAAATACATCTGTTGTCATATATTCTTTATAAGATTAAAACCTTCCGTAAGTTTCTTTATATCGACCTTTTTTTCTTTTGAATATGCAATCAGTAGATTTTCTATACTGAAATCAAGTAATTCATATTCTTTATTCTTCTTTCTTTCTGTATTATATTGTTCACTTATAATACATGCATCAAACCTTTTACCTGTTTTCTTAATATCTGCTATATCTATTTTTTTATCGGTCAGAATAATCTTTACTATAGTTCCTTTTCCGTCTATCGTTTCAAGATATTCTTTTGTAGGATTCTCTATTTTCATTATTTTTCTACCAGGGAGTTTAATGCATTCATATACGAGCGTTTCTTCGTTTATTTTCCAGATACATTTACCATCTTCTCCAACCTCATTATTAAAGATGCTCCCCGTTACGATTGTACGATCATAAGCATCTGGTTTATGGATATGACCACCTACCACTAACCTGAACCTTTTTTCGAGTTCTTCTTTCGGTAAGACGATTTCATCAAAGATGTTTGTTGAGATGCCAGATTGGACAAGAGTATCTGATATCGCATGGTGGCAGAATAACATCTCTCCTTCAGGCATTTGTTCCAATACCTTCCTAAGTCCTTCGTCTGTATCTTTTGCATCCAGTTCTGTTTTCGTAAAGTACGGGCAAAATACCATCTTACCAATTTTTTTAATCTCTCTGATAATGACATGTAGATTTGGTCGTTTAATTTCTTCAAGAAAGTCTATGGCGCTTTTACCGTTGCCTCTTTTTTCATGATTTCCACCAAGGATATAGAGTTCTTTATCTTTAAACCTCTCAATAAACTCTACGAAAGCCCTTATAACCTCTGATGTATTGTTCCGTGCATTTAGTTGGTCACCAAGCATGACAACCTTCTCACAATCTTTTACCTCACTTACAATGAAGTCTAGTATTTCTTTCTTCTCTCCTTCACGTCCATCTTCTATATATGATGAATATCCGAGAGATTCTCTAAAGTGCAGATCACCGATGCATAATATTTTACCCATATTATTTTATCCTTTCAGAATTTTTTATTATATCTGAAACGTAGCAATCCCCAAGTTCTCCTTGAGGAACTATTGGTGTTTCTACAAGACAGAACCATCTTGCATTTTGAGCATAATCGTTGGATTGCCACTTCTTTAAAACCTTCCACACCCAACCAATAGACTCATTTTCCCATATCTCATATGGATCATCTTTTGGTCTCATTTTTCCACAAAGATTTTTCATATTATTTTATCTAATTCTCCTAATGACCCATCCAGATTCATCCTTAAGTGTTCGTGAAGAAAATAGTTTTTTATTACCATGATTTGTATACCACCCATTAATACATGACGGAGGTGGAGATTTTCGTGTCCAATCTTCTTTTTCAATAAGAAGAGTCTGTCCAATATCCATTTTATCTAGCTCGTCTTTCACTAAATTTCTTCCGATTTGTTTTAGATTTCCAATGGTTTTTAGACTTAAACATTGCAGTTCTTCTTGTGATATAATCTTCATATATTTATATATTATTTTAATCTAGTTATAATCCATCCACTGTCATCTACAAGAGTTCTCTGAGAGAATACCTTTCCTGTTTTATTTTTAACATACCAACTATTAATCATACATGATGGAGATGACTTAATATCCCATTCAGTACTTCCAATAAATAATATTTGTCCTACTTCAATCTTATCTAATTCATCTCTCAATAAGTTTGTTTTCTTTAATGAACGTGGATTAACCTTAAGTTCAAATTTAAGAAGTTCTTCTTGTGATATAATCTTCATATGTTTATATATTATTTAGATGAGTGCAGTTATAATTGCATCTAAATTTGAAACGATAAATGCAAGTTTTGTCTCTTCCATCACCTTGTTTTTAATATCATTAGCATCTGTGAGATTAAATTTTGTACCTGCAATTTCAATGATCTTTTTAATTTTGTCTTCTTCTGTAATAAATGGAACGTCACCAAATAAAGGATCAACATTCTGTGAAATATTATTCTTATGTGAGCCAGATCCTTCGTCAGCAGATGGTTGACTTGAGAAGACTTGATTCTGTTGTAGTTGTACTGGCATCTCTGTTTGTACGTTAGAATATGACTCTAACCACTCTTTATTTACAATCTTAGGATCTGACCATACAGAAAGTAGTTTAAATGGATTCCCCCTGTCTCCTGGAATATCTTTTACGTATTTTACACCAATAATTTGCCCTAATCTCACATGCTTCATCTGGTCATGAAATGGAGTATTAGTGTCCTTAATACCAACAAGTACGATGTTTCCAAACTCATCCATAAGCTCATAGACTGTTTGTTTGTTATTATAGCTATCAATAGCTGCTTTTTTACCTACATACGTACCTTGTGTGCCATCTCCAATGTTCTTAAATGATGCCCATCCTGCTTTCATTTCTCGTCCTTGTTCAAAAATATTCATATTTTTTTTAATTTAATAATATTTAATTTACTTTCTAAATCGACCTTTTTAATCATCTTGAATATAGTATAGCATACTTTTTAATACTTGTCAAGTGTTAATAACTATTTATTTATAAGATACCCAAAATGACTGTAAAAGATTGTTTTTCAGCTTTAGCCCATCATCATTCATAATATTTTCTAAATCTATATCATCTTTATCTCTAATAATCTTATATACTGACTCCATTTGATTACCAAATTCATCAATTGCAGTAAAGAACAAAACCTCATCTTTATCTTTTTTCACTTCATCTTTATTAATTAAGGTCATATATGCTTCTGATATTGATATTGCCGCATTAATCGATATCTTTTCTTTTATAAGGTTTTTAGCCAATAATGAAAGTACATCGCTTCTTTCATTAAAGTTATTACAATCTCCTAATTGCGCAACAACTATCTTGTTATTATTTGAAATCAAAAGAACATGACATTCTACATCTTTTTTATTTTTTATATCTTCACATGTAGACTTAACTACAGCATCATATATATCTGTTATTTTTTTATTAGGTTTATTTCTTATTTTTTCTTTCTTTTGATTCTTTTCCTTTAATTTCGTTTCTGATTTTTTCATATATATCATTATTATTTTTTAGAAATATCTTTGCATTGTCTTTTCCAATTCCTAATTTTGTATCTCCATATAAATAACTATGACCGGTTTTTGTTATTATCCTAAGTTTCTCACCATAGTCTATAACATCTGTATAAAGATCTATTCCTGATCCATAATAAAGATTCAATGTAGTTTTTTTCCATGGATAACCAACCTTATTCTTTACCACTGTTATACGTAATTCATTTCCTATCTGTTCTTTATCTTTTCCTTCTATTTTATCCCCCTTCTTGACTTCAAGTCTTACAGAAGCATAAAATTTTAATGCCTTACCTCCCGGTGTTACTTCTTTCTGACCATAGAATACACCTATTTTTTCTCTTAATTGATTAATAAATATGACAATAGTATTACTCTTTGAAACAGATCCTGTGAGTATTCTTAATGCCTGACCCATAAGACGAGCCTGGAGAGCCATTGTACTTTTTAACATTTCATCTCCCTCAAGTTCTGCTTTAGGAACCATTGCGGCAACAGAATCAACGACTATAATATCTACCCCTTGACTTGCTACAAGCTTGCTAACCACGTCTATAGCTTCCTCAAGCGTATCTGGTTGAGATACAATAAGCTTTGTTACATCTAAACCTATTCTCTTTGAGTATTCTTGATCAAAAGCGTGTTCTGCATCTATAAGGGCTGCCCTACCACCCTGTCTCTGAACTTCTGCCATAAGATATGTTGCTATTGTACTTTTACCCCCTGACTCAGGCCCGAAGAGCTCAATTATCCTCCCTCTCGGCATTCCACCACAATCAAAAACATCATCTAAAGAAAAACATCCAGTAGAGATTGCTTCAACTTCAAATCGTACATCTTCATTCATCTGTAATACAGCAGCCTTACCGTATTTTTTTTGAAGTTGTAATATAGCATCTTCAACTGCATGTTCTTTTTCTTCTGCTTCTGATTTTTCCTTTTCCTTCATATTATTATATTATCTATTATTTAAAAAACCCTTATTATACTTTTTTCACTGGTTTTGTATAGCGACATACTCTCCAATGAAAAAAGTTTAATAAAGGTTATTTACGGTATATCGCTACTGTACAGTATAGCACATTTTTAGCGTTTTGTCAAGTGCATTTATAAGAAAAGGAAGGGTATTTATAATATCCTTATTGGTAATTCATTTACCACATGCATATATTATTTCTTTATATACTTATCATATAAACGCATAGCTATATCATCAAGAAGATTACCGTCGATAAACTTAAATCCATCATTACGTATCTTAAAAAATAAATCCCATATCTCAATCTTAAATCCCTGCATGAAATTAGCACACATTGCAGCATCTCTTAAATCTTTTTTTGGAATCTTAGGATTTTTTTCATTACATTTTTTTCCTATTCTTTCAGGACATTTTATATGCGTACATGCCTTCATATTATTCTGAACTCTTAATATATTTTATAATGTCTATTACCATATTATATGGTGTACTCACATCGTAAACCTATTGTCAACCTTTTACTATCAAATAAATTATAATACTCCACACAAGAATGATGATAAGTAAAACTGAGAAGTTAAAAGCATTGATGTAGCACATATATTAGAACTTAGAGGGGGAAGGCAGTTGCAATCCCCCGTATTCTATTCAGGAGTTACCTTTTGAAAGTGTTGCCGTAATTGTACGACTACAAATTCTACAATAAGATTGATCTTTAATGATCTTACCTCCTGTAATATCCTTACCTCCGCAATTTGCACAGACCTCAACTCTCATAGCACTCCTTTCTGCTTCAAGAAGCATGGTATGCAGACTGGTTCGTTCATCTTCCGAGTGTCGAGCCAAGCGAACTGGAACTCGTTACCCTTAAATGGACATTTACTGCATTTCATTTTTTTCATAGTACTCCTTTCAGAAGTATCCTCGCTCCTATAGCGATGCAGAGAATGACAATGGATGCTGTGAACAGAATTGAATCTCTCGTCTCGTTGCTCATAGCTGTTTGTCAGAGGCTTCATCCGGGGATATATGTTTCCTGTGTTCGTGAATCTGTGGATGCCATGTCTTTGTGTGTAGGAGAAGATAGTCATCTGCTTTCTTGCTTATTTTTTCACAGCAAGACAAACATATAGCTACGGCTCCTATACTGATGCAGTTATTTTGCATCGAATTACAAATAGTGCAGTAGTGCATTTCTACCTCCATACCCAGTCAGCACTCACTCTGAGAAGACTTGTGCCTCCTTTCTTTCCGAAGCTGATAAACTTGTGATTCCATGATACAACCCAGAAGCCCTCCGTGATGCCTGCCTCTGTGAAAAAGAGCATAACAGCCTCACTTTGCTTACGGCTTTGCTTAGCCATTTATCCCTCCATGTGAAAGAACGAGTGGCACGTCTCTCATTGCAGAAAGAAACCATCTGGAAGCCTGGAGGAATACAGACAGTCCCACGTAGCGTGCCATACATATATAGTATATCATAGCCAAGTTATTTTAATCTGTTGGGGGTAATGTTATCTCTGGGGGGTAATTATAAACCATCTTTCATTTCCTCTAAATGAGATTGGGATTCTATCTCCCTTTGCAGTCGCTCCATCTTCTTCTGCAATATATCCACCATCATCTAAATATAAATAATGTTCAGGTTCTTTGGATAAATCATTATCCCACCCATTGCAATACTTGGAGTTTATAAGCCGTTCGCCTGCCAAAAATGCTTCCATAACTTGTTTGGGGTTTAGAAGTTCTATTTTAATATCTTTATGTATTTCTTCTTTCATATCGTTTATTTATTACTTGTTAATGTTATCTCTGGGGGGTCATTTTAAAATACACTTAGCCATATCATTCCCTGATAAATAATTGGAAGGACGTTCACATAAAGGTGTTAGGTATATAAGTAAAGAAATACCAACCAAAAAAACTACTACAATAATCAATGGTGTGTGTTTCATAGTTCTTTTAATAGTTCAATTACTTTCTCAATATCAGCACGATATAAAGTCATTACATTTTCTACTATTGATTTTATGTCTTCCTGATACATCTCAACAGCAGAGTTGTTGTATAATTCCTTTTCTAAAAAAGATTTGAATATATCTTGTCTTCTTAGTATTTCTTGTTTCATACATCTTTCATTACCCACTCAAGCTCTCGTGCCTTCCGCTCGTCTGCGAGTCCTGCATTGTCTGGGGGATGGAATCAGCTGATTCGGTGATGACTGCACAATTTTCTTCACAATTTATGCATATACCATCTAGCCATTTTTTCCATCTATTATTCATATCTTCTTTTGTTCGTTTAATTACTTTCACACCACAACAAGACGATTTCTGAAAAGGTTCTATTTTTATTTTTTTTAATGTTTCTTCCTCACAAAGATTTGTATTAAAAATCTTCTTCTTTAATTTATCAAGCTCATCCTGCTCCCTGGATTTGAACTCAGCCAATGATTCGTTCTTATCAAGCTCTCGTGCCTTCCGCTCGTCTGCGAGTCCTGCGTTGTAGCCTGTGGTGTAGGCGACTCGTAGTTCCTCTCGAATAAGCTCATGAAACTCAACTGGAAGGAACGGTATTTTGTGATAGTCCAAACACGCATCAAAATTAATGTCTGCTTTCTCCACCAGCCTCTCCAGCGAGCTGTTAGGGTTTTGTGTCATATTTCTCCTTCATCTATGAATTTTTGAAGATGTGGCATTAGTTTCTTCACCTGTGATCTGGTGAGGTGCATACGGGTATTAAAAACTGTCTCTGCTGGAACTTCAAGCTTGCGCCATGATGGATTACCATTGGGTACAAAGTACTGCGGATCAGCATCATCGCATCCGAGCCATATAAGATCATCTGTGGCTATAGAAGATTTTTGAAGAGAACACTCAACACCGTTATAGTCAGTAAACTGTATCAATCCAAAACCACGTTTTGTTTTTTCTCTTTTCATATTATTTATACATACTCTTAACGCCATCATCGAATCCCAGCTTATAGCTCTCCTCGTGCTTCTGTTGGAGGAGGGAGGTGATGTATTCAGAAACATACTCATATACATCCTCAGCAGAAAGCGTTGCTCCACCACAATCATAAACACTATCACCGTCAAGCATATTTGCTTCAAACTCCTCCCTCCACTTCGTATCTCTTTTCATACAAATTGCATTAAATCTTGATAATACTGACTTGATACTCCCCATTTTACACAATTTGATATTTCACTTGTAATATGAGTTTTAGTAGCTGGCTCTAAATAGAAAGGTTGCCCGTTTTGAAATGGATAAATACAAATATGCTCATCGTCATAACTACTCAAACAATGCTTTTTGTTTTTCTCTTTTGAAACTTTTAGGATATTCCCCCATTTTACATTTTGGTCAAGCGGTGTTTTTTCGCTATCACAATTAAACTTCGCCACCCATTCAATAGTGAAGGTCTTTAGTGTTTCCTTCACCCAGTAAAATTCGCCATTTTCTTCTTCATAATATAACTTTCTCATATTCGTTTTTGCTTGAAATACGATTCTATCTCAGCGAGCTTCTCGGGGGAGAGGGGGATGTTGTTGGGGGTGGTCATATTATTTCAGTCTATTCGCTTCAAGAATAGGCAGTCCTGCTTCCGTTGGGACATAAATAACCTGTGCTCCCTGAACATGCTCAAGATTATTTATCCAGAGATAGCGTAGGTACTCTTCATTTCCTTTAAGTCCTTCTGCAATAATTTTATTCGCCTGAGCCACACCTTTTGCACGCGCAACTTCTGCTTCTGCCTTGAGACTTGCCGAATCTCTTTCTGCTGTAGCTTGCTGAACAAGAATCTTTCGTTCCCATTCCTGCTGGCGTAAGTTCGCCTCTCCTTTCAAGCCTTGTGCGTACAGTCCATACTGTGGAATCCCCCAAAATAAAAGAGCCACTAGAATCGCTGCAAATAGAGAACCAAAAACAATCAATACTGCTTTCATAGTATTATTTTCTTTATCTTCATTTAAATTAGCGTAGTTCATATCACATCTTATTTATAATCTCCGTCAGCTCTGAGAGCTTCTCTGGGGAGAGGGGGGTGTTGTTGGGGTTCATATTATTTACACTTATTTAGATATAAGGTCATCTTTCCGATACTGTCATAATCACCAACTTCAACAATACAGTAATCTTTACCATTCCATCGTACTGTACTTCCTTCGTTCATATCAGTTAAGTAAACTGCTTTTTCTTTTTCAATGACAATCGGTTTTATTAACGATGTTAGATTTGTTCCAAGAGAAAACAGCACGAACGCTATGAATACTGCAATGATTTTTTTCATCCAACCGTCAGTGTGGCTGTAAAATAATCCTATAATGCAAAGGAAGATTAGACCGAACGCTATGTATATTTCATTTTGCATATTATCGTCGTGAAAGATTCTTAATCTTAAGAAATATCCAGTAGATAATGAGTGCTTTTACCGATGTTGAGAGTGGCTTCTTCTCAAATTCATTAAAAATTGTTTCTGCTAGAGTATCAAACTTTTCTAAAAACTTTTCCATATAATTCACATCTTATTAATTATCTCCGTCAGCTCTGAGAGCTTCTTGAGGGAGAGGGGGTTGTTGCAGGCGCAGATTGGGGTGGTCATAGATTTATAAGTATGTTCAATGCTATTGCGCCACAGCAGTTTGATTTTTCGTACATATTATTTAGTAAGATTGATAAAACGTCCACTATTTTTATCCCTCATTTTTTCTGCTTTTATCCGCTGCTTATTCTTACTACTTTCTTTCCATACTCTTTCCGAGTTATGTCCAGAAACATGCTTAGAGGCGGTCGTAATGACAAGATTTTCTATCCTATTGTCATCCTTAATCCCATTTATGTGATGAACAACCTCTGAAGACAACAAGTCTCTTCCAATATGTCTAGCCATTACTAGGCGGTGTTGCAATACATGGTTTATAGTCCCCCCATTGGACCTTTTACTGTTTGGGCAATATTCAAACAAATAGCCTATTTTTGTCTTTACCACCCCCCCATTCCAATTTGGGTTCTTATCTCCTGAATTTAATACACTCATTTCCTTTTTTCTTTTTTCAGAGAATTTTTTCCCAGTGTTAGGATGAATACCACCGTTTTTATAGAACTTTAAACGAGCTCTACTTTGTCTTTTTTTTGTTATAGCCGAAAGATGCTTCCCTAAATTTGGATGAATCCTTCCATTAAGATATGAAAGCTTTGCTGCGTCACTTCTAATTTTACTTAATTGTTCTTTTGTAATCATATGTCTAATTATAGACGATATGAAACTATTGTCAATCGACTTTACTTCTTATTTGGTAAGTTCATAATAAACCCACCGGACTGTTCACTTGTAATAAATTCAGGAACCCTTGCTCCCCCTGATTTCCAAGCATCAACCCATTGGAGGGCAACATAATCAGCACCACCTGTACTATTTATTGCTTCTGCCTGTATTTTTATTGCTTCAGCACTTGCCCTTGCAGTGGCGACCGTCTGCTCTGCCTCAACCTTAATGCGCCTTAAGTCGTTCTCTGCCTGTAATGCTTGTTGCACGGCAGTCTGCTTTGCTTCAATCGCCTTATTAAACGACTCAGAGAAATTAAAGTCTACAATCGAGAACTCATCTACTGCAATATATTCATTACTAAGCCGTGTCATAAGAGCTGTCTTAATCTCTTCTTTCACACTCTCGCGCTTCGTAATGAGCTCCTCTGCCGTGTACTTCGCTGTTGTAGACTTAACCGCTTCCTGTACGGCGGGATCAATAATTCTGTCTTTATAATCAGCTCCAATCTTTTGCCATAAGAGATTTACCTTTTCCGGCATTACGTGATAATTAAGCGCAACTTTAGCACTAACCGTCTGCATGTCCTTTGATGCCGCAGAGCTGTCTACCTGCTCCTTCTGTGTTCGCACGTCGATCGTCTTCACGCTCTGCACTATTGGTGTTCGCCAGTGCACACCCTCACCCAACACGGTATCAGACACAGCACCCCAATTCATCACCACACCTCGCTGTCCAGCTGTCACAAAAACAAACGGATTCATGGCGATAAACAACACTATAAGCAGGAACGCTATTACGCCACCGATAATAAGCTTTAATTTCCTTTTTTCTTCTCTCTCGTATGAAGTTTCTGTCATATTATTTTTTCTTATTCATAAATAGTTTTTTCATAATGATCGCCCATATCCCGACCAAGATAAGAGCGAATAGTATTTCAAAGATGACTCTCATACTTAATACTTTATGATTTATTATATTTTCCCATCAATCCCATAGACCATGGTAGTGCTTAACAAAAAGGGTCATTCCTTCAATCCTTCGTTCTTCAAGTTCGTCCCATTTCTTTTTATATTCTTCGTATCCCCCTTCTTCAAGTGTAAGTTCATCTTGAATCGCAGGAATATCGAAACCGATTGCTATCTTTTCAATAATTTCTGTCCACTCTTCTTCTGATGCAAGGTATGATGGATAACAACCATTCCGATGCTTATTGAGGTGGCGCAACGCATCACCTACCCAAGAGGTCAAATAGCTGTCAAAGCTCCACATATCACATTCTGCCCAGCCTCTCCATCCCCTCACGAAATACCATCGTATACAGCGAAGGTGATATCGGAAGTCGCATAGCCAATAGAATGTACGATAAAGAGGGTATGAGATTTTATACCAAGTAGATTCCCTATCTATTTCTAGTTGCTTTTTAAACTCTTCATAAGTCATATGTTATAAATGCGTCTTTCTTTGCATAATAATAATATCTTTAAAGCCTGTTTAGTGTATTTCTTTTATCATATTCATATATTATATTATTATATGAATTTATTCCTTTCAAACATTCATTATTATTACATGCAACCATCCATTCTTTTCCATTTAAAGATACCCTCATTCTCCATCCTTTTTCTCCACATATACTAACAACATTTTTAGATGGGCCACTCCTTGTAATCGCTTTATCACACCAGTTGCATATCATTGTTGCAGATATAAAATTAAATTCAGATATTGCATTTCTTTCTACCTCAACCTTTAACATATAGATTATTTTTTTTATGAAAAATTCTTAATTTTATTTTTTGTTTTCCAAATTCAATTGCATCTTTTTTATTTTTCATCCATATATCAAATCTGTCTGGAAATCTTTTATTCATTCTATCTTTGCAGATATATTTTTTTTCAAAGATCTCTATTTTCGTTTCTAGTGGAATGTATCTTGGACAAGCTATAGATCCATCATAAACTTGTTCACCAGATGCCATGATCCCTTTTAAAACGTATGCTGTTACAACTGACTCAATCTCTGTATAATCTTCTACTATTTCATATGGACAATATACATAGGAAAGCGTGCATGGGTCTGGAGGTATATAGGGGATCATATCCCCCACTTTCCCCTTCTATATATCAGCATAATTATCGAATAAACCCCCAAATCCATGATTGTATCATCTATACTTTCATCTAAAACTTTTTGCTCTTTTCTATTCCAAACTAACTCCTTTAATCTTGATATTTTATCCCACATTCTGACATAGATTCCTTTCTCGCCAAGGTCTCCAATATTTCCGCTTCCATAATCTGAATTCTTCCTCATATGAAGATCATACATTTCTTCTATAATTTTTCTAAACTCCAAAAACTGTTGTGATGGTTTATGAGTAAAAGAATTTAACAACTCTAAATTTTTTGCTTCTGCTTGTGATAATATTTTCATATATATTATTTTAATTGTTGCCCACAGTTAGTACATAAATCTTTTTCATATCCATCAAAATATATTCCTTCCTTTCTTGTCTTTGGATCTTTACAATGTTTCTGTGCTTCTTTAAGTGTAAGTCCATCTTTAATTAATTTTCTTCTATGTTTTTTTTCTTCTTTGTAGAATCTTATTATTCTATATTTCATATTTTTTAATCAATACAATCTAAGCCATTTAAGAATCTCTCAAGATCACATTTGTATACGCCACCATAAGTGGTTGTCTGCCCATTCATCCATTTACAAAACTTTTTATAATCTTTTGCATACATCTCGATCTTAATTGACTCCCATGAAATTACTTCAATGAAATTACTAATCGTAAGTGGTTTTTTACTATGTCTTGATATATATTTTTTGAAAGCCATATTTTTATAGATATTATTTATTTCATAATGAGATGCCAGTTCTCTACAGGCGCTTTATTAAAGATAAGGTGGCGCTGTTTATACTTGCTCATACTACGGAGTGACTCAACGTAGCGTTTACGTGTGGCGCACCCATGCGTGACCACTATTTGCAAGACCGGAATCGATTTGATGAGCTTCCGCTTATTACTCAACCACTCTTATCTTCTGCATACAGTATAGCACATTTCTCTTTACTTGTCAAGTGTTAATAACTTTTTATTTACAGATTTTCATAATTATCGCTATTGATGCTATTACTGGAAGAATAATTATAAGTCCTCCAAATGTATTAGATGTAACTTCTCCCAAGAACCAAAGTACTATTGATGCCACTATTATTGTTTCTGTCATATATTATTTATTCTAAATTTAGACTTATTATTCTAGCTGCGATTTGAGCTTTTTTTCTCCAGTCAATTTCGTTATCCATTTGATTTTTCATCTCCCATTCTGCTGTTATTCTGTCATATGCTTTTTCTTTACTTTCACTTTCATTCTTTTCTAACGACACAAGGAATTCATTTATCTTTTCTTCTTCAATACCTGACTCCTCCATTAACATTCTTACTTCGTCTATTGTCATATATTTTTTATTAAAATGGCACCTCTTCTTGAGTTGCTAATTTTTTTAATTTTGTTCCATCTGCATTTTTACCATCAACAATATTATCAAAAGCATTTTTCTTTTTTCCTTCTATGCGTTCGTCTATGTTCACGGAACTGGTTTTTTTAAATCCTCTTACCGCTACATATTTTTGTTCAGGTTTCATCGTCTCTGATTCATCGTACCAAAATCTTTCATCAAGCATCTTAAATTTTCCAACAACAGATTTTCCAGTCTTTCTATTTTTCATCAAAGATATTTTTGTAAACATTGTATAGTATTCTGTCAGTGCTTCATTTCCTTCTGCTTTAATTCTGTCCATTACAAAAACTAAATCTGATTCTTGTCCGATAGAACTAGAATCCCTAAGATCATTAATGTTTGGATCCTCTGTCTTCCTCATATGGACAGGAAGCACAATAATTATTTCCTCTTGTATTGCCAATGTTTTAATCTCACGAACTATTTGTCCAATGTATGCTGCATAATTTCTAGAGATATCATTCTGACTCATTTTTGGCATAAGAAATCCAAGATGATCTATAACAACCATTTTTATTCCATACTTCTGCTTTGCCTCTTTTATTTTTTTCTCAACCCATCCAACATTTCCTGTTGTATTTTTAAATGGAGCAAAAATAAAATCTTCTGCGTTCATACCCATTGTCTCGAACTTTTTCCAAAGGTATGACATGAGAACCTCATATGAGAACCAAAGAACTTTCTCGCCACGTTTTATGAAGTTATATGTGAGAGATTGACAAAATGAAGTTTTCCCATGAGATGTTTGACCAGAGACTACAATTAAATCTCCGGGAGTGCTACCACCAAGGATCGCTTTATCAAACACATCGTAACCAAGAGGGTGAACATCATCAATATTTATAGATTGTGAAGCGGCAACCTCTGACATCAAAACAATGTCATCTCCAGTTGCAGAATCCCACTCTGGACGCACTGAAACAGAGTTTGTCTTATTTTTCCACCTCTCTGGTGAATTTCTCTTTTCTGCCTGTAAGATACTATTAAACGTATTCTTTAGCTCATATTCAGGAAGAGGAGGATTATTTTTCGTATTAGCAGTTTGTACGATAGGCCATGCCAATTTATCCCAGTCAGACGGATGTATACGTGTTAATACACTGCCGATATATCTGGTCATCATGTCATTTCTTTGACCCTTTCCATAGCCGGGATATTCCTCTACTTCTATTTTGCTATTTGTGTTATTTTCGTTTAAATTTAAACGATTCTTTAATCCAAAGAGTTCTTTTGGAAATGGGAGAAGTGGAACACTTTTGATGACTGAATATTGTCCTTTATCTGAAAAAGAAGGAGGAGCCATAATATATCCATTTTCACTGCGAATATCTGTCAGTGGCCGTATCCTGGCAGAGTTCATTACACCCTGCTCGTAAAGAAAAAAATAATGCCATCCTCCTCCACCTGTTTTTACGATTGGTGTATTTTGTGGCAGAAAAGATGGGTCACCACCTTTCTCTATATCTACTACAGTAAGGTTTGAGATCCTACCGGTAATTATCCCTAACTGGCCCTCGGGGAACATGTCAAACCATGAAATTACCTCTTCTTTCGTAGGTATGCGTTGGGTGAACTCCTTCCATGCGATAAGTGGTATTTTATTTTTACCGGCTACTAGCACGGACACACCACGGGATATATATTCAAGGGCGGTTTTTTTTAAGAGATCGTTATGAGACATAAAGGTTTTTGTTTATATTATTTGCGAACACTCCATGATATTTTTCTTCTAGCTCTATTCTGGCACTTATTGCATCTTCTTTATTTTTAAATACCCTTCCGGAATAATATCTTTTTTTATTGACAGTAATAAAAGCAACCCAGTTGCCAGATCTTTTATCACGATAGATTCCTATTGCCCCGCTTGTATTATTTTTTTTAAGGAATGTTAGATGGCATGAATTTTCAGAACGACTTGCATATCTAAGATTTTCATCTGTGTTATTAAGTCCATTTCCGTCAATATGGTCTATTTCAAATCCTTCCTTTTTACAAAGGATTAATAAGTGAAGTCCAATATGTTTTCTTTCTTTCGGAAGCATTGTATTTGCATATTTAGTATTTCTTCCATGTTTTAAAAACCATTTATGTTTTAAAATCAATGGTATATGTATTTTATTAAACGTAGTAACTCCTGATTTTTTTCCATTTCTAGAATAAAGATTCATCCTACAGATATCACCGTCTATCACATAATCATTACGGTCATAAATAGTTCTTTCCAGTATTTTACCGTGTCTATCCATGTGATGAAGGTGTTTGGTACAAAAAAATCCATTATGTCTTTTAGAGAATATAACTCTATTTACAAAGTCTTTTGATCTCCAGTCAACTCCAGAAACACTACATATGTAACATTTTTTAATAATTCTGTTTTGTAATCTAAGTTTTTCTTTTTCTACTAAAATTTTATTATATTCTCTTTCTGCTGTTATACGAGCTATAATAGCCTCTTTTCTCGTATTGAAGCGTTTACGAAAAAACTTATTTCCTACTTGCGCTACCCACTTTCCCCTAAATCTATCAAAGGTTATTCCTATTATTTTTTTATTCATAAAGTTTTTTGAGGCTAAAATTGCGTTTTAAGGGCTTCCAGATGCGTGATATGGCCTATGTATCAAAAATCGCTGTAAAACTACTGTGCGGGGCACCTATTAGGAGATTTGCCATATCAGAGAGCTTCTTCATACCCCTATTTTTATTAATGTTTTATTTCTTCTGATAAACTCTTGGGTCATTTATGTATTTTTGGATGGTCTCTAATGTCCATTCATTTTTCCAGTATTTATCGTTGCAGAGGAATTCAGCTGTCAGATCAATTGCGTCTATTGGATAACTAGTCAGTTTCATGGCAATTCTTGAATTTCTTATTATCGCTTTACTCACATCTTCCTTTGAGAAGAATTTCAGATCTTTCATTTGAAGATAACAGGCGATTATTCTGACATGAAAATTCTTATCATTTTTTATCATGTCATCAATATATTTTCCGTAATCAAATTCACCAGTTGGGGTAGTGTATGAATCTTCAGGATTACCAGAGGGGGGGTCTGAATCAAGAAGTGAGAGTAGAGAGTCATTGGTAGTTTCTTCTTTCTGATCTGAAACCGAGCCCTCGCTCGGATTCCCTACTTTAGTTTTCTTTACTATACTCTTCTTTACTTTACTCTCTTTGCCATAGGCCTCCCCATTAGGGTGGCTTATAGGGTGGCTATTTTCTTCCCATCTAGCAATTGCTCCCTTTTTTCCAGAAGTGCTTAAAATAGAACGAAATTCTTTATGCTTTAATAATCTTTTTGAGAGTATATTTTTATTGCCCTTTTCGTCTGTTATTTCTGAAAAAATTTTTATTTCTATACAGTAATCTATGAAATTTTCGAGTGTAAAAATGGCCTCCTGTTTTAGGCCATACGGGTGGCCATTGGGGAGGCCTATAGGGTGGCCATTGGGGAGGCCATAAGCCACAGAAAGACCACCTATCGCATCTCTATTTATGTACCCATTTGTGTCCTCTGCCATGCTCTCTATACACATCCAAAAAAGGGCATATCCGGCTAGTCCAAATTTACTTCTTATCATTAATATTTTTTGGTCATTTCTTGCGTTGTAATCATGTGAGAAGTAGAATGATTCCTTCATATATATTTAATAAGATAATTTATATAAAAAAACTCTCTGAAAGAGTATACGGGTTGCGCCGTATACTCTTTAAGAGAGTCATCTTAAGGTGCCGCAACACACCCATAAACCATATTATGTATACGGTTCTATCGATATTTTATTGAAAAGTTCATCTTGAAATCAGTATAGCATATTTTTGAATACTTGTCAAGCTCTATTTCTCTGTAATATTGTTTGGATTATGATAAACATTGGTAATTGTTGATTTTAAACTATGTAGATTTGTCACAAAAGCCTTTGGTTCAACTGAAAGTAAGCCTTGTAGGTATTTCTGGCATGCATCCTTTAATATAGCTGTTTCTTCAAAACTGAAGTATCCTACTGGTCTGTTTCTATCACCTTCGATCTGATAGTCTATGTTAATCATGTAAAATTTAAGTGTTATAAGTGTTGATGCTAAATATATGTCTCTTGTGGAGAATAATTTTTTTTCCATATGTTATTTAGAATAAATAAATATATTATATTCTATATTATACCATATATATTTAAATAATAAATGATATGGCAATAATTATACTTGACAAGTGATGATAAATATGCTATACTATTTAAAGATAGCGATATACTTTTTTTAAACATTAATTAATGGAGTATGAAAAAAGGTGAAGACGTAGCGTCATTAGGTGATCTTGCGATAGAATTGGGCATAAATAAAAGCATGCTCAATTATTATTGTAATCAGGGATTATTAAATCCAGAATACCTTGTTGGTAAGATGAAGGTCTTTAAAAGGTCAGAGGCATTGAAGGATATTAAGAAAATAATTGCATTTAAGAAAGAAGGAAAAAAGATAAAAGATATATTAGAAATATTATAAATTATGAAAGTTGAGATAGAGAAGACAACTTATCACTCGTATGCCTTTACTTTTAAATTTAACACAGATGTTTTAGAGTTTTGTCGCTCATTAAAGGAGAAATATGGATGGAAGGAGTTTGCTTGGAATGAGAATAAATGGAGATTTCATGATGACAGAATAGCTTTTGAGATAAAGAAGAAGTATCCGTATACTGAAATTCCAAAAGAACTTGAGGAGAATAAAAGGATAGCTGATACGGCAATAATGATAAAGGCGATGATGAATACTGATTTTGAGGTAAAGAATATAAAGCATGATGCCGGGGAATTGTTTCCGTATCAGAAGGTTGGTGTTCAGTTTTTTGTGAATAATAAGGGTAGGGCTATACTGGCTGATCAGATGGGAATTGGAAAATCGGTACAGGCATTGGCCTATGTAGCCCATGAGGAGGTAAAAAAAACATTAGTTATATGTCCTGCGTCTGTAAAATATAACTGGGAAAATGAAGTTAAGAAGTGGACACACTTATCTTCTTTTGTCATAGACGGGGATTCAAAATTAAAAGATATCCCCAAGAGTATTGATGTAGTAATAATTAATTATGATTTATTGCATAAGTTTTTTGATGGTCTAAGCAAGATTAAGTTTGAATGCTTGATAATAGACGAGTTTCATTGCTTTCCATATGAAACAGAGGTAATGACAAATATTGGATTATTAAAAATAGGAGACATAGTTGAGGGAAAAATGTCTTTGTCCGTGTTGTCTTGTAATTTATCTAATAATGAATTAGAATATAAGAAGATAAATAATTATTTTAAAAATTTATCTCCATTTAAAATGGTAAAAATAATTCATGAATATGGAGAAATCATTTGTACAGAGAATCATAAAATATGGACCACCTCCGGATTTAAAGAAGCAATACATTTATCTAGTGGAGAGGAATTGTCTATTTTGCAAGAAGATGTTTCTTACGAGAAAGAAGGGAAAGACAACCGCAAAACTTTGTTGTCTTTCTTGCAATGGGAAATATGTAAATACGCTTCCTCAAACAATAGCAGCTCTTCAAAGGAACAGGAAACCTTTAGTAAAAAAAAGATGTCTAATTTGTTCTGTGGATTTTTATATAAAATCACAAGGTATAGTATCGGAAAAAAGACGTTTTTGTGGAACATCTTGTTCAGCAAAATGGAGAACGAATCTTCCACATATAAAGGAGAGACAACGAGAAATAATAAAAATAGCACAGAAAGCGAATATTGGAACAAAAAAACCAAAAGCCTCGGAGAGAATGAAAAGAATGAACAAAGATCCGGAGTTTATAAAAAAATTAAGAGCTGGACAAAAAAGATGGTGGGGCGAACATCCTTCATTTTTAAAACGTGGAGGAAATGGTACGATAACAAAACCACAAAGAATGTTAATGGAACTAACTGGTCTAAAGATGGAATATTCAATACCAACAGGAGATGCAAAGAAAGTATTCGAATGCTTGCCAAATCATTATTCTGTAGATTTAGCTTATGTAGAGAAAAAAGTAGCAATAGAGGTGGATGGCTTAACTCACAAGACAAAGAAATGGAAATACTTAGACAGAAGAAAAACGGAGGTATTAGAATATCTAGGGTGGTCAGTATTGAGATTTTGGAACGAGGAGATTCTGGAGAATCCAGATTTAATAGTACAGAAAATAAATTCGTTTATAACCTTGAAATAGACAGTAATAATAATTATTTTGCAGAAGGAGTTTTAGTTTCGAATTGTATTAAAAATTCCCGGGCACGGAGATCAAAACTCACAAAACTTTTAGCAAAGAATATTAAATCAAACATTCTTTTGTCAGGAACTCCACTTCTATCTAGACCAAATGAGTTATTCAATGGTCTTGCTATGATGGATGCGAATGTATGGAATAATTATTATATGTATGCGACAAAATATTGTGCCGCTTTTAATGATAGATTTGGATGGAACGATAAGGGAGCATCAAACATGGAGGAGTTACAGGGAAGGATATCGAGATATTTTCTTAGAAGAACAAAGGCACAGGTTCTCAAAGAACTTCCGGAAAAGAGATTTATAAATATTCCCGTGAAATTATCAGATCAAATGAGACAGGAATATAATATGGCTGAAAATGATTTCATTGATTATCTCTATGATGTACAAGGAAAAGACGAAGAAGGTGTAGAAAAATCAATGAGAGCAGAAGGATTGGTAAAGCTTGGATATTTAAGACAGATAACAACGAGAGGAAAGAAACAGGAGTCAGAAGATCTTATAAGGGATATAGTTGATAGCGGTGAGAAGGTTGTTGTGTTTTCTTGCTATAATGAACCATTAGAACAGTTGCATAATATATTTAAGAATGAATCTGTTTTACTTATTGGTTCTGTTGATGCAAAAGAAAGACAGAGTATTGTTGAGGACTTTCAATTAAATCCAAATAAGAAGATATTCTTTGGAGGTATTAAAAGTGCTGGTATTGGTATAACATTAACTGCGGCTACAAATGTTGTATTTCTTGATTACAGTTTTCTTCCAAGTGATCATGCTCAAGCCATAGATAGGATTCATAGAATTGGGTCAACCTCAGAATCTATAGCCATTTATCAGCTTTATGTTAATAACACAATTGATAATGTTATAAGGGAACTATTAGTAAAAAAGCAAGATATTTTTGATCAATTAATAGATGGTAAGATTATTAAAAAGAAACAAACAAGTGTAATGTCAGATCTTCTTAAACTTATGAAAGAAGAATCTAAAAAAAGGAAATTATGAACATATATGAATTAGAAAAATATGAAAAGATTGTAAGAAGATTACATAGAGACAACGGTATTGATATACGGTTAGTTAATAATGGTTTGAGTAATTCTAATTTTGTTGTCAGATATTATGCTCATGAAAAATTTATTTGCGATAGGGTTTTATTTTATATGAAAGTCGGTATATCATTAGCAGATCTTGAAGATAAATTAAATAAAAAAATAATTGAGAATAAGAGAAAACAAGAAGAGGAGATAAAAATAAAAGAGGAAAATAAAAAGAATAGTGATTTAAGTAGAAAGCTTTCAGAAGTAGGTGGAGTAGGAGGTGATACAAGAGGTGATACAAAAGGAGTATATAATGATGTTGAATTAACAAAAGAATCATTTATTGATTGGATAAAAAATTTTTATAAATAAATATATGAAATTAACAATAGAGTCTTGTGATAATGGTTTTATTCTTCAAAAACACAGTGAAGGTAATACTAAGAGCGTTATATACGACGATGATGAACGTGAGGCTATGAAAATTCTTCTTACTGAAGTTGCAGAGTATTTTGGTGAAACGTATGATAAATTTAAAGAAGATAATTTAAATATAACATTTTCTAAAAAAGGACATAAGATAGAATAAATAAAATATATGGAAAAAGAATTAATAGCCATTGATATTACAATACCTGCGAAGTATATAAAGACTGATGGAACGGCATTTTATAGGATTGATGAGAGTTTCAGAGCGTTTTTACTTCAGTGTCAGGATAAATATGGTGTTATAGGGTTTAATTATGACTTTAATAGCCTTAATTTTGGTGTTGTATTGGCTAGTAGTGAGCGTGAAGAAGTAAAGGTTGGAGATGAGAAGAAAAAGGAGGAAGAACTTGTTGTTGATTTAAAGAAGAAAAAGAAGGAGATAAAGAAAAAGGGAAAAATAAAGAATAAAGGTAAATAGCCATGAGAATATCTTTATCTATTTATGATGCAGATCATATATATGAGCTTGCGTTAGAGAATTTTCAAGAAGGTTGTTTAGTTTGTGATAAGATAAAGAAAAGATTTGAGAATTTTCTTGGGAATAAAAGAGTTAGTAGAATAAAAAAGACGGTTAAAGATAATCCATACAATGATTAATTTATGAAGAAAGGATATCTAAGAGTAAAAAAAGACGGAGAGGATAAATATGAACTTGTTTCAATAATAGGGGCAACAGAAGGAAAATTCCCAGACGGCTATTGTGATTATGTTAAGGGAAAGAAGTATTTGATAGAGAGAGACGGTAAGTTTGAAGAAGTGTGGTCTGAAGACGTTTTTATAATAATTGAGGAATAAATTACTATGGGCATTTGCAGGATATGTGATCAGGATTGCATATTAATAGGGTGCATGTGTGAATGTCATAAAGAATCTCTTTGGACATGGGCTATGTTAAAGGATTATTTATTAGGTATTCAGGAGGATTTAGAAGAAGTGAATGGTGTTCCTCTTTGCAAAAACTGTGGAATGAATTATAAGTGGCTTGTAAATAAAATAGAAAAATTATTTAATATATGAAAAAAGAATTGTTTATAAAGACATTAAAAGATTTAAGGGAACTATTAGATGCGGAGAAAGAGGTTGATATTGCTTTAAAGAAGTTTTCAACTGATTTTGGAGGATTTCATATAGATAAATATACAGAAATGGTAGTTGATTTATTGAAAGATGCGGTGAATGATGATAGTGATTGGATTGGTTATTATTTGTGGGAACTTGATTGGGGCGAGAAGTGGAAGAAGGGAACGATAACGTCAAAGAATGGGAAGGAGATTCCATTGAAAGATTACGACGACCTATGGGAAATATTAAATAATAATAATAAGGACTTATAAAAATATGTTTAAAAAAATAACCATAGAGGATCTAAAAAGGGGAGGTATTTTTGAAAGATGCCAACATAAAAGTATTATGTCGCAAGGCCATGGGCGCAGTCAGTGTGGAAGCTGTAGAATGTTTTTTACTTCGGCTATAACAAAACTTTTATTATCGAGGAGTAAAAGCCTATGACATGTGATACCTGCCACTACCGAGACGCTGAAGGCATGAATGACTTTGCCATAAAGGTGAAGTTCTTCACGAGTGAGAATATGCGGAGGTTGCACGAACAAAACAGCTTCGTCCCGCTCTACACGTTTCATATTCAGGCGTATTGTGCGAAGTGCGGGAAGTTCGTTCGGAATCTGAAGCATACGGAGGAGAACATAGCGATATTGAATGAGTTTTTACCAAGGGAGAAGATTTGACACAATTTGTCTGTTCTTGTATAATATAATATATGAGAACTTGCACAAAATGTTTAAAAGAAAAAGAAAATACGGAATTTTATAAGACCTCTAGGGTCTATAAGAATCCAAGAAAGAATACGGATGGTATTGCTACTGTTTGTAGGGAGTGTTGCTATTCTGCTTCTGTAAAAAATAGAAAAAATAATAAGGAAAAGTATGCGAAGTATAATAGAGAATGGACTGCAAAAAATTCTGTAAGGAGAAAGCAGATAAGACAAAAATACTCGGCATCACCCAGGGGGGTTTACCGGGGTCTAATAAAGCGTGGAGTTAAAAATGTTATTATATCTAGAGATGAGTTTGTCTTATGGTATAAAGCTCAAGAAAAAATATGTGTGTATTGTGGAGTACCAGAGGAAAAAGTCTCATTAATGAATGATGGAAAGCACGGCAAGAGACTAACGATAGATAGGATGAACGGTGATTTCTTTTATGAAATTAACAATATAGTATTGGCTTGCGGTCTCTGCAATACCTTCAAAAGTAATATATTTACATTTGAAGAGATGAAGGAAATAGGAAAAATTATTAAAACTAAATGGAAAAATATATGCTAAGAACAGCGGAATTTTGTTCTCCCGCACATCCGGACAAAATTTGTGACCAAATATCTGATGCAATCCTTGATGAGTGCTTAAGACAAGATCCAGATTCTCGTGTTGCTGTTGAGACAATGGGCGGACACGGCATCATCACGGTGACAGGTGAGCTCACCACTAAGGCTTACGTAGACGTGCCACAGCTCGTCCACAGCGTCGTTGGAGAGAAATATGGTGTGCAAGTCAACTTATCACGTCAAAGCCCTGAGATAGCTTCTGGCGTTGACACAGGGGGTGCTGGAGATCAAGGTATCATGGTAGGTTATGCCTGTAATGACACTCCAGAGCTCATGCCGTTGGAATATGTGTTCGCCAGAGATTTATGTAGATATATTTATGCGATACATGAGAATGATGGAAAAACACAGGTAACAGTGAATAAAAAAGGAGAAATAGTTGCGGTTGTAGCTTCATGGTGCGGAGTAGTTTCAAGTGAATTATTGGGAATTGTAGATGGATGGCTGTTAAAGAAAAGAATAGCAGATGATTGCTACAGGTATGTAAATCCTGCAGGAAAATGGGATATAGGGGGATTTGACGCAGACACAGGGCTTACAGGAAGAAAGATTGTGGTAGATGCCTATGGGCCTAGAGTGCAGGTGGGAGGCGGATGTCAATCTGGAAAAGATGCCTCTAAAGTAGATCGCAGTGGAGCATATATGGCACGTAAGCTTGCGGTGGATTATTTGAAGTTTTATGAGGCAAAGGAATGTACGGTGCATCTTGCTTATGCGATAGGGAAGAAAGAGCCATTGCAGGCAGTGGCAGTTTTGAGGTATGAAGATGAATCGTTAAGTACTTATAATGTTTTGGGTAGAGCTGATGGTAAATATGACCTCACACCAAAAGGAATTATAGAGTTTTTGGATTTGAAGAAGCCAATATACAGGAAAACATCAGAGTGGGGGGCATTTGGAAATGATAATATTTGGGATTTATAATTATTTAATGTAATGTATGAATGTATGAAAAGAAAAGATATTTTAGCACTATTTAATACATTGAATGTATTGGAGAATCCAGATGTTAATAAGGAGGGAGAGCAATTGAGTATTAAGTTTAAGTATGCGGTAGCAAAGAATTTGAGAGTATTGTTGCCAGAGGTACAGGCGTTATCGAAGGCGAGCGAAGAAAGCGTTGAGTACGGTAATTTTAAGAAGAAATCATTGGAGTTAGGAAGAAAGAACGCAGAGAAGGATGAGAGTGGTAATCCAGTACAGCGTGACGGGTTATTTGTATTTGTTGATGAGAAAAAGGCGGAAGAAGAATTTATGGAGTTGAAGAAGGAGTATGATGAGGTATTGAAAGAGAGAGATAGGAGTATGCAGGAGTATGAGAAGCTATTGGAGTTAGAGGTTGAGGTGAATATTCATAAGGTTCTAGTAAGCGATGTACCTGAGTTTCTTGGTATAAGTAGTTTGTATGCTATTATTGATATGGTTGATGGAGAGATTAAAGTGACAGGTGTCACGTCATAGTTATTCACTAATGTGAGTGAATGAAAGTGAATGATTAATCTAATTCTAATATAAGTATAAGTATAAGTCATAATGAGAAAAATATGGCAGAGGATAAAAAAAACGAAGAAGTAGGGGAAGATGAGGAAGAGGAGGAGGTAGGCGGGGAAGTAGAGGAAGTATTAGAGGAGTGTGAAGAGAAAATAGATGGTAGTGACAGTAAGGATATTGGTAATGGGCTTACTAGTAATGATTTAAGTAATGTTCCTGAAGGTGAAAGTAATAATGATGATGTAGATGATTTATATTCTTCTGGTGGTAGTAAGGAGTTTGAAGGGGATATGTCAGAGGATACTAGTGAGGAAGAGTATAGTGATGAGGATGATGATGATTAGATGTAAGTAATGTAGTGTGGTATAGTTTAGATGGACATAGTCCATATTAAACCGAGTAGACTTACTTGGTTCATCCGAGAAAATATTATGTATTATGAAATAATATACATTCATCGGATCAAATAATAAAAAACATCATTGTTTATATCATGATGTTTTTTTATTAATTTATCATATTACCATGTATGGGGTGTATGGGGTGTCAAGAAAAAGTTTTTGCTTGGGACAAATAATAAAAAACATTATATTTTTGGGCATTTTCTATTATATAGTAGAATGGTGCTATAGAACAAGTGTTTGTTTATTGTGGATAGTTTGAGGTTCATAGAGCGCAGTTCATAGAGGATAGAGGATAGAGGGTAGAGGGTAGAGGGTAGAGGGTAGAGGGTAGAGGGTAGAGGGTAGAGGGTAGAGGGTAGAGGCACCGTGCACGGTGTTAGTGTAGGGTGTAAAAGAAGCTATTTTTGGAAATGTCCAAAACCCGTTTATAACAAAATACTACTATATATTACTATATATCCTTATATTTATAATGAAAAAAGTGTAAAGTATTCCTTAAAATGACAGATCATATAATGACAGATAATACTGTATACGAATGACTGTTGACGGTGTATAGGTATAAAAAAAGCCTATAGTTTTTTAGACTATAGGCTTTTATTTATCTCCTTTTATATCTTATTGTAGGATTCATTGACCATATGTTGAACAGTAAACTCTTAAATATGTCTCCATCTTCTTCATGGCATATGGTTCTGTGTTCATTAGTCTCTGGATTTATCATCTCTATAGACCACTTCTTTGGTGGATTTTCCTTACAAACAAGCATATATTTGCTTCCTGGTATCTGAAGGAGTATGAACTCATCCTCTCTATTTAGGAGGTCTGTGATGTTATCTTTACTTTTCTTTTGCATAGCATATGACTGTTAGGAATAAACTCTAACTTTGCAAATGCCTTCGGAAATACCTTCTTAAATAGCCACACAGACCATTTACATGCCTTTGATTCACTTGGTCCTTTGATATGGTGTGCAAATTCATGCAGAGTGCTTATGATTGAAGGGTTTCTGGAGTCTAGTATGATGGTGGATGAGAGCGGTGAGTAGTGGTATTCATGTCCATTTGTAACGCACACAGGCTTATTATATACGATAGACAGGCTTGTTATGAGCCTATACAGAGCCAAAAGTTTCTCTCCAGTGGCTTTATCTTTCCACCCTGGGTAGTCTGTTATCTTCCATCCTCTGATTGCTTCTATAGCTTCTAGGCGGTGTTTTATAGGCTTTTCCATGATCTCTTGGGAGGTTGGGTACTGTGGATATTGGGGTAGTCTTAAACCAGTCATATATTGTTGTAGGTTTTGCATAAGAAAAAACGTTATATTTATAAGCTTATTTGGTAGCTCTTTTCTCTTAAAACTGTCAACTAACCGCTTGAAACCCTCGTAAATGCATAAAAAGAATATCCCAGGGATTTTTATACTTTTCCTTATATCTACGAGGGTGTGTTTCTGTCAACTATGTGGTTGACAAACTGTCTTCTACAAAATCACCATTTTCGTCTAGTTCTCTGATGCTGTCTATATCTCTCTCTGTTACATCTATGTCGTCAACTTTTCCTTCTTCCGCATAGTACCTTTCGCGGGCATCCTCTTCGTTCTCTGCTTCTACTATTTGCCATTCAATACTTGTGAGGAACGCACAGACTCTATATTTTTTCATACACTTTGAGAATATGATTTATTATAATTTTCTATTTCTAATTCCTCATTCATCTCTCTATCTTGATGTGCTTTTACAGCCTCACTCTTAGCTATAAGAAGTATAGATCTTATGTCTTTTAGTGTGTTTTCTATGTCAGCAGTAATTGCTAACTCTGAATCTGCTATGTAGTCAAAGAAATCTTCAAGTTCTTTTTGGGCTTCTTCCTGTCTGAACTCTACTATCTGTTCTATCTCCTCATCATCTACCTTATCTTCCCACGGCATATCTTTATAATATGACTCATCTCTATATGGATATGCGTAGTCGTTCTCCCTTGTATGAGTTGTAAGATTTCCTTTGTCTTGAAAGCCAATGGCAGTCTGATGCTGATATGTTTGATAGGTAGCAGGAGCTATAGTCTTGAACTTCATATCTCTCTTTTTGAGGTTTGTCGCCTTCATATCCCATGAATAAAGAACATTAGGCTTAATATCATCTCCCTCTCCCTCTGATGACAGTCGTAGCTTGCCTCTTGTAAAGCTCATATGGAGAGGGTTGGTGTTTCGTCCAAAGAAGATGTTCTGTATTTTATCTGTCTTTTTATCTATCTGTACTGCGATGAAAGCTGCTGAGCCAAGGATTCCTACCTCTTCTGATTGTTTCTCTATAAACCGTGCTACCTCAATTGAGAGACATTCTGAATCGTTGAACTTCTGCTCCTCTCTCTTCCATTGGTCTACTATATCTATGTCCGTTGTATATATGAAGCCAAGTTCTTCGTGTTCTTTCTTAAGAGTTTTATCATTTGAGATGCAACCGTTATGTATCACAAGATATTTATGTTTGAGAGAACCGTTGTCTACAGAGATAGGATGAGTCTGGCTCATGAAGTTCGGACTAGAGGTTGGATATCTGTGATGAACTATCATTGCTGATGATTCTTTCTTATGAAGGTCAAACATAAACTTAGCTGGCTCTGTTGCTCTGCTTATTTTGTATTCTTTTGTCTCCATGTCTATATCTATGATACCAAAGCCTTTTATTCCTCTGCTCTGCTGATCCTCAAACTGGTCTATAACAAAACCATTCACGGGTGTCTTGTCTTTAGAAATCGCACAAATAATTCCACACATATTTGTATATGGTTATGTTATTAAGATATTGCTTCTCCCTCTGTGGGTCTTGTTATAAGTCCAAGGTCTATTGCGGCATTGTTGAGATAAGCTCGGTATCCTTCGATATATTTTTCATGGGTATCGTATGAGTTTGGCCATGTTTTATAAAGCGGATTTTCCTGCTCCTCTCTTTGCAATGCTATTCTTTCTTCTATAAGTTCTGCTACATTCTTTGCTGCTGTTTCAGTATTTTCTGCCATGATAACTTCTTCTGTTTTGCCATTCATTACTTTCCAAAACTTTCCTTTCTGTTCTTCTGGAAAATTATTATCATCTACAGTAGGATGCTGACTCCACATAGTTGGTTTCTTAGAATCTGTTTCAATATCATATACGAGGTCAATGAAATCTTTAGTCTCTTGTTTCATTCTCATCTCATATGGAATGCCAATGAGAATTGTATTCTCTTTCTCTTGTATAATTTCTCCAGTGTTAAAATCAAATCGTATAGGAGATCGTCCTCTGTTATTTGCACTGTATCTATCAATCATCTTTCTATATAGTTGTGAAACAGCCTCAAAGTCTTCTGAAGTTTCTATAATCTCTTGTCCCGTGATTGGCATACTTTTGAGATTGAATGACATGAGTTTATTGATTCCTTTTCTTAATCCAAAGAGGAAATATGTTTTGTTTAATTTCCAATTGAATGCAACAGAACGTTGTGCAAGTGTATTGGCAAAGATTTCACAGTTTGGATCTGAGTTATAACTTATGTTAATAAGACGGCTTTTCTCATCAAGATTTTTTTCAAGAGATTTTTCCGTGAATTTCTTTGTACTTAATATATCTCTCTTCGTAGTTTTCTTTGTTGGTGCAAGATTCCATCCTTCTACTATATTATAATTTACCTTCTTCTTATCTTTCATAACTTGATCTATGTCAAGTACATATTCTATCTGATCTTTATAATCTTCATAATATTCAAATGTTTTGATAGCTTTCTGAATATCTTTGAAGATGTTCTTTGTGAGTGAGGTGTATTCTGACACCAAGAGTTGTTGCAATGCTTCTCCTTGTTTTTCTGTTTTATAAATAAGTTCTTTGTGTTTATTTACGCTTCGTGAATTATTTGTAATCTCATTCCACACTACTCCCATATATGCGATGACTGATTCGCAAATTTTTGGATGAGTGATCCATTCTGCTGATGGCACACGGAACTCATATGTTTTTATTTTGCTTCCATCTTCTTGAGTGAACTCATTGTTCGCATGATAATCGCTGATTTTTCCATAATTTCCTTTTGCTCTCAGTTCAAGATTAATCTTATTTTCTCCCATCATGATAGGAAGATAGAATGATGCCATGATACGATGCCACTTTCGTATGGTTGTATCTGTAGGTTTTGTACTCGGCAATAGAAAATGAAGATGACCTCCAATTGATGAGTGAAATGATAATGTACTCATGTCAAAGAGGTTGATGCGATTGTAGAATTCTTTAAAGAGTGTTCCGATATTTTCTGTGAGTTTCTTAGGACTTACAGATGGGTTAGGACGCAACTCTCCAGTTGAAGTACATCCATCCCATCCAATATCTCCTGCTCCATCAATAACAAGTCCTCTATTAGTGCTAAATTTTTCATCATTCTTCAGTAGATTTCTCATGGTATAACATGCATCTACCTTTCGTCCTTGAGATATGAAGTTTAGCTCAGGATCTGCTCCTATTGTAAAAGGAAATGGTCTCATATTGTTAGACTTTAATTGGTAATTTAGTCTTTATCGCATGTGAGCAATTTGTGCAAATAAGATTGGTGAGGTCTCTATCCTCTACACTGAACATATGACTACACCGTTCGCATTTAATAATGTCTATGTTCTGTCTTCCTTTTTGCGTGAATGCTTCTTCATTGCAGAAGTTTATAACCTCAGTGTTTTGTTCTGCTTTCTCTATTGCTCTTTGCGGATGTTCCGTATCTTCATCTTCATCCTCTTCGTTTGGATTTTCAGTGAGTACTTCACTTAAATCAAGTTCGTTATTACATTCTGGACATTCATAACGATATTCCCCACTTGTTTCTGTATCATCGGTATCCCAATCTTCTCTTTCTATATAATAATTTCCAAACTCTGTTACGCCTACAGAATATAATAGAGATTCTATCTCTTCATGACAGCCATTATTTGGGCAGTAAAAAGGCATATATTTATTCTTTAAATATAAAGTTCATAAGGTACATTGCTTATGTGCATACTTTTATTAAAACAATCCTGTAGGCTTTCATTTTCATCAAGTCCTTCATATTCACTTATAGGATCCATCATCATATGATAATATTCCATGTCTTCATCATAATCTGATGTTGCATATTCTCTTTCAGAATCAAACTCATTTAATATTCTTTCACAATCAAAAATACTTAAGTCTACATCATCAATGATGTCCTCCATGTTGACTTTCATATGTGTACAATTAAATAAATAAAATACTTCTTGCCCGCCGACCAAGGCGATAAAAAATAACAAAAAAATAGTATTAAGAATCAAATGCTTCGCTGAACACATCAAGAGCTATGCTATATACCCATGTAGTTCCGCAACCACTAACAGGTTCTATTAAGTAAAGCGTTCTTCCATATGCTTGTTTTGTGTCTTTTATTATTACCTCAAAGGTGAGCGTGTTGTAGAATACCATCGCTCTTTTGCCAATGAGTGTTTGTGCTTGTGTTGTTGTCATATCTTTTTTTATTTAGTTCCGTACTTAGTATTTCCAATACATTTCAAACACTCGCATGTTTTATCGTGTGGTTCCTTGTCTCTATATTCAGTTTCATGGCTTTCTAAGACTTCGTTACATGTTTCACATTCAAGTGAGTAATTATGGATTATGTCGTCTTCATATTTTGCAATTGTAATTTCATGTCCAACATGTCTTTTTATCTCTGTCTTTGTCATATGATTTTAGTTATTGATTGTTGGTAAGTCTTCGTCACCACATTCTTCTAATACTTGTTTGACTGTTCTCATCATTTCTTTAAATAATGCATCATCATCATCTGACATGCCGTATATTGAAAAGAATTTAGCTATGTCTTTTCGTAGCTTTTGTAGCTCTTCTTTTGTCATATATTTATTCATTATGAATTTGTTTAAATACATCACTTATCATTGTGCTTATGTCTGAATAGGTATCATCATCATTTTCTGATAGACCATGGAGTGCATAGAATCTATCAAGAAGTTTTTGGAGTAGGCGTAAGTCTTCTTTTGTCATATGAATTTCTAGTTAAGATTGAATAGTGTGTCATACGCTTTATTTTGCGCCCTGCGTAAGGACATGAGATTTGGTCGACCGCCAAATTCTTTCTTGTTAGCTAACTTGCGAAGTGCTGCATCTTCAATGCTGTGTGCTTTCTTAATGCATCGCCAATGATTAATAACTCCTAGTGTTGAGACTGTTGAAGGTTTATCGCAGAGTCTACAAATTAGTTTCTTTTGAGACATATAATGTCTACATTATTAATAATGAAAAAGCCCACTGTTTCCAGTGGGCTATGTTCTTCTTACTTAGCAATAGCTTCTTCAGTGTGAATGTAGCACACAACATTGTAGTCAGGTTGAGTTGCAAACATTTTTTGATTGTTCGCAAAGATTTGGATGAATGAACCGGCTGGAATATCTTGCGTGATTTTCACATTGATATACTCCTGACCCTTTTCACTCTTACCCTTTTTAGTCCAACCTGCGCCTAGCTTTTTCATTGACATACATTTGTATGTTAAGAATAAATAATAACAAAAGAATAGTATTACAAAGAACACATCTCTTCTCCCGCGCATATTTTCCGTGGGCTGTCGGCCAAGAAGCACACAGAGATGCAGAGAAGAATAAAAGAATAACAAAAGAATAGTATTAAGCGCCCCGAAGGGGCGCAACACACGGTTGGGGGGAGTGGTTGTTTCACTTTGTAAAAATTTCTGGTATTATATGGTAAGGAACCCATCCGCTTCCAGAGAGTTTTTAAGAAGTTTTCTAATCCTACTATAAAAAATATTCTATTTTTTTTGAAACATTTATAGCACACTATAAAAAATATTCTATAAAAAATATTCTATTTCTACGGTAAAACATTCATTTTCAAAAGGTACTTGACAAGTGGTTAAGAATGTGCTATACTGTATTTTAATATGCTAAGAAGTGTTGGCGAATAATAGTTCTTTACTTTTCTACCAAGATTATGTATGACAAAACCAATGAATTAAAATTCGCCCACTTCATGGCATGTAGTTTTAATTATTTTTTAGTGATACATATATGAATCACAAACATCATAATCATTGTGAGCACAATGATGTTTCTTATTGTCGTTCTTGTGATAAAACTTATTGTAAGAGTTGCAATAAGGAATGGGGTAATAGTTATTCAAACTGGACGTATGCACAACCTTATTGGATTACTAATAGTACTAATGTAACTGGTAATGGTGCTCAGAGAGTTACTACTAATACACATTCACATCTTTAGATAAGGAACTTCAATTAAGGAACTTCAATCATGGCACGGAGTCATAAACCAAGTAAGATGGATCATATAAAAGCTGATCAGTTCTTTCAGCTTGTATCTTTCAGATGTAACTATATTAAAGAACAATTGGTGAAGGATGTTTTTTATTCAATGGTTAAAGTTATAGTGCAGGAACTTAAAAGAACTGGTGTTGTGAGGCTCCCTAATTTTGGTGATTTTGTTATAACTGTTCATAAAGGTAGGGTTATGAGGGATGTTAAAACCGGTTCTTTGAGAAAAATATCTTCTAAAAAAACAATTAAGTTTATGGTTGATTATAAGTTAAAGAAATATTTTAATATGTAAGATATATGCTTTATGAAAAAAAACAGTAAGAAAGAAAAAGATGCTTTAACAAAAATTGAAGAAAGAATTGATATTGATGCTGTTACAATAACATCTCTATTGCCATTTATTATTTTATGCGAGAGTTGGAAGGAAAAGAATCTTGAGTTTATATTAAATAATTTTAATGCTCTTTCTGGTTATAAATCATGGAACCTTTTAAATAATTTTGAACAAGAGGATATGTACTCTTATCTGGTATCTAGAGGATATGAAGATGATGAGCGGTGGGCTGAATTTAAAGAGAATATGTTAAATAAGAATAGTAAGGTATAATAAACGAGAAGTCGCCTACACCTATTTAGCTATAGTGTTTAGGTTATATATGCGGTCCAGCTTGTAAAAGAGCTGGATTTTTCGCTTTTATTATACTTGTTCTTCCTTTGTGGTATACTTATATTGGATGAGAATATATTTTTTTAAAATTTTATGCCAGCATCTAAAGAAAAATTAACGCCTGAACAAATGTCTCAGCGTATTTCTGATTTGAATAAAAGTCTTGGATATAGTGAAGTTGCTTTAAGTGAATCTCCTACCGCATATACAAACACTGAGAACCCTACACGGTCTGATTTGTTATCTGAAATAAATATTAGGAAACTACAGAATCAAAAAGATGTACTTGAGAGCCAGGTTAAACAGGCTGAGTGGTATGGAAAAGGTAAGGCTCCAGAGGAAAGAGGAGGTAAACGGCATGAAGGTCTATTAGAAAAGGGTTTAGGGGCTCTTTCAGCTCCATTACATGGGATCGTAGGTGGTGTACAGGCTCTTACAGGTACAGGATCCGTACCAGGTTGGCAGAATGTGTCTAGAAACCTCACTGTTAAGGAGAATTTTGGTGATGTTTTACGTAAAGTAGGTGCTCCTGGCTATGTTTCAGCTCCTTTAGGCTTTATGTTGGATGTTACATTTGACCCTGTAAACTGGGCAACTGCAGGAACTGGCGCTTTAATACCTAGAATAGGGGCTGGATTGATAAAAGGAGGTTCAAAAGGGGCTTTAAAGGGCGCAGAGAGTGGTTTTTTAGGTAAAGCATCGACTATTTCACGTATATTAACGGGTTCTGGGCAAAAAGGCATAGATGATGCGGTTAAAGCCATTGAAAAAGAAGGGTTAAAGTTAGGAAATCTTACAGATGAGCAGAGAAAAGCACTAGGATTAAGTAAATTTAAGGAAAAAATAGCTCAAATGCAGGAAAAATCGATTTCTTCTACTGATGAATACCAAAATATAATGAAAAATAGTCTTAAAGGCATATTAGATGAGCGTGCATCATTAGAACCAGCTGGTTGGAATAAGGCAAAACAGGCATATCTTTCGCTTGGGGATATAGTTAGAGAAAAAGTTGAGGAATTGCCTTATGGGGAGTCTCTTTTAAAGGCATTTGATATGAATCCCGGTGTATGGTTTAGACAGGCAATATTAAAGGATAAATTAAAGAATTTAAGAGAAAAAAAGATTCCTAAATTAGAAATAGTAAGAGATCCTGTAACCGGTGAAGTTATATCAACGAATGAAGAAGAGGTAAAAAAAGCTTTTGATGAGGTAACAGGTATTTATGGAGATTATAAGCCAGTAAGATCGATGTCTGATATGATGCCAGATACACCACTTGGTCAGAGAGTACAAGAGGCTCCTGCTAGAAAACTTTCTGAAATGGTTGATGAGAGTATATTGGCGGCAAAGTCTCCATCTTCTATAACACGGTCTGAAGATGCTTTAACTAATTCACAAAGGATGCTTGGTGAGGCTAATGAAACATATGTACAAAGGGATCTCGTAAAAATACTTACTGATGAGGCTCGGATGGCTGCAAAAGACTTTGATACTGAAAAGACTGGTTTGAAGTGGTATGACGAAAAGGTAAAAATGCTTAATGAGATAAAAACAAAAAATGGTACACCATGGGTTAAGAATACATTGGATGCATATTCTGGATTTATAAATTTCTTTAAGGGTGCAAAGGTTAATGCCTTGAGTCCATCTGCGATTGTTAATGCGGCAGTAGGAAATCCTACTATGGCGTTTCTTGCTGGAGTTGATATAACACGCCGTTCTTATTTTAGCGCCATTAAAGATTCATGGGATTTCCTAACAGGAAATGGTGCTAATTTCATGAAAAAATATTTTCCACCTGATAACCCTTCTTCATCATATATTCTTAATTTTATAAAAGAACATGAAAATACTTTTGGTAAAGTAATAGGACTTAATGAAAGAAGTTTTAGTGATGATGCAATATTACAAATGGCTAAGAAAAATGCCGAAGAAGTAGGTGTTACATTGAATGCTGTAGATCTTATAAAAAAATTAAAACAATTAAAGGGTGAGATGAAGAGTACTCCGTTACAGAAATATAGAAAAGATTTAAAAGAAGGTAAAATTTCAAGTGAAGAACTTCCAACATCTTTTTCTGCAGAGATGTATGGTAATAGTGAATATTATTTGAAAATAAAAAATTGGGCTGAGAGTAATCAAAATACAAATCTTGCCGCTAAGGCTATAGATGCAATAATAAATAAAGGAGTTTCTGGATATGAGCGTATAGATCAATCTCACAAACTCGGTCTATTCGTACATGCCATTACAAATGGATTTAGTGAGGGAGAACTTCTTAAGATATCAAGAGCTATTCCAATGAAATATACTGATATTGAAGAAAAATATAAGAGCGGCGGAAGATATCTCTATAGATTAAAACCAGAAAAGGCATTAGAATTTTCTAGTATTATATATATGAATTACGCAGCTATGCCTGCTGCAGTAAAGATACTTAGATCATTGCCAATATTAGGCTCACCGTTCGCATCATTCTCCTATGGTATGGGTGCGAAAACTATAGAGTCTGCATTATATAATCCTGCGGTATTTAATAAAATAAACTTTTTAATGAGTGAGATATCTGGTCCTAAAACTCCATTAGAAAAGGAAGCAATGCTTCAGGGATATTATACAAATTTTAGTCAGACAGGAATGGTTAAGTTACCATTCTCAAGAGAAAATCCTTTGTATCTGAATGTAACAAATATGATTCCATATTTGTCTTTTAATATGTTTACAGAAAACGGTAGGAAGTATTCAGATCAATTTCCTGATAGAATGACATCAATGGTAGATTCTTCACCATTATTAAAGGATCCTGTTGGACAGGTTATATTTGATAATATTATACAACCGATGTTGCTTCAGGGAGAACAACCGCAAAGCTCATTCGGTACTCCGATATATCCAGCCACGGCTACACCGTTAGAGAAGAGCGGATATGCTTTAAGGCAATTAGGTGAGGCTCTGACACCGTCAGGTCCTCTGGCGGTAGCTGGTGCAATAGCAGGTTTAACACCATTATCAGAGGCAGCGATAGAGACTGTTCCAAGTTATAGATTTAGAGGTCTTGCAAGAGCAGTTCGTGGAGAGGATGTTCAAGGAATGAAGAGAAAAGAACATCCTGCATCAAGAACAATGAGAACCGGATTTTCAACCGCAGGTTTACCAACATCGCAAATGGATTTAGATTTTATGGCGAATACATTATCTAAGAAAAAATAATATGCCAGATATGATACAACAGGGAGCGTTGCAATCTGTATTGGGTGCAACACCTCCACAATCTTTAGGAGTACAAGGACAATCAACTCAAGATCAATCGATGATGAAGCAAAATCTTGATGATAAGTTTTCAAAGATGGAGAATGAATACAGAAGGTATAATTCGAATAGAATAGTTGCAACAAATAAGAAAGAAGAGGAGAGAGTTCTTGCATTAAGACAAGCATTAAAATTATTGCAACAGGCGGGAATAGATCCAAACGATCCTCAGCAGATACAAGATTTTATGGATAAACTCGCTGAACGAAATCCAGATCTTCTTGCTATATTTGAAAATGCAATGAATATATTATTAGGAGGAGAACCACAAGATCAACAGACTGGTGCTCAAGAAGGTCAACAGATGCCACAACAACAGACTGATCAAATGCAACAACCTATGCAACCACAGATGTAATAAGAGTCATTATGAATATAATAAATATATATGAAGGAATATCCAAAGACATACGAAGATTGTTATACAAGAGAAACTGCTGTAAGAAAATGTAAAATAGAATATGTAACTAATGGAAATGGGATATCGAATAGTGAATATAATAATCTTTTCGAATCTGAGTTACGAAGGATAATGGAGAATATTTTTGACATGATTGTAAGATTTTCTTGGCTTCATTTTGGATTTGAATATAAAGGATATAAAAGGAGAAAGACCGGACCGAATTATTTTGTCATAAATGGAGCATTCGGTGTTTACATGAGGCATTTTATTGGTATTGATTATCGTGTTTTTTCAAGAAATCCTTATTATTCAAAAATAGTTTCATATTTTAAAGATTTTTTTAAGGACTTTGACAAACATAATCCATTTGAAGAACCTGAATATTATAAATATCCATATAAGCACGTTACTATTGATTTTCTTACGATAGTTGCACAGATGCCTGATAGATTGGATCTATTACAAATGGCTGAAGATAAAAAGTTGAAGTGGGATGTATTTATGGACTATGTTATAAATCATGCACTTTGTCATAATGATAAAATAAATAAGAAAATGTATACAATAATTAATCCTGTAGCGATATGTTCTCCATATATAAGAAATAATATGAGGAAAAACGTATCGGGTGGATATAAAATACTATGAAGAAATTAAAACCAGTAACATATGTAAATGGTTACTATAAATCAACAACGCAGAATACGATGCAACAAGTTTTGCTATTGAAAGCAATGGCAGTCACTAATGACCCAAAGAAATTAAGAGATATGATAGGAGCAAGAAGTGTTGCTGATGTATATAGGACTTTTGATAAATTATCAATTAGAAAAGAATATCATAGAGCTCTTTCAAAACTTGGTATAAACTTTGATTACATAGCAAGCGGTATTAAGAATGTTTGTGATACTGCGGAGAAAGATGATGTAAGATTAAAGGGATATCAGATATTATTAAAATCTTTAGGATTAGACTCTTATAGAGAGGATGAAGGCGGTGACACATCTGGATGGGAGGAGGTTCTAATGAAGACTATAGAAAAAAATAGAGATATTGGCGTATTGGAATCAGCAAAAATAGATGTTGACTATGAGGTAAAGACACCAGAGATTCCTGATAGTGTTAGAAAGCAAAAGGAATTAGAATTAGAAGAGGATGTTAGCAAAAGTATTTATGAATAAATATGAATATAAAAGATACAGATTTAATACAAAAGATAAAAGATCCAAAATTTTATCTCGAAAATTTTTGCCAAATTAAAACCAAAGATAGAGGTTTGGCTCCATTTATCTTGAAAGAGGCTCAGAAAGATCTTTTCAATACATTAAAACATAATAATCGTGTCATAATCTTGAAGGCTCGGCAGATGGGATTTTCATCTGCTGTAACAGGATATCTCTATCATAAAACAATTACAACGCCAGGCGTGAATACGGCATTGATAGGATATAATTCTGAACTTACGATGGAACTTTTAGATAAGGTCAAGACATTTCATAGAACTACTCCAGAATCCATACGGCCAAAGATTCAATATAATTCTAAGTCTGAAATAAGTTTTCCAGCAATAGATTCTAAGATTATTGTTCTTCCTTCAACAGAAAATGTAGGTAGAGGCTACACTTTGCACAATGTTCTTTTAACTGAACTTTCTGCATGGGAAAAGGCAGAAGAAAAAATGTCTACACTTGAGGCATCTGTTCCAATTGGCGGACAGATTATAATTGAGTCATGTGTCACTGGTGATACTATTGTATTAACAGAAAATGGACTTGTTTTTGTTGAAGATATTCATGATTGGGAAAATAATTCTTTAGGTTTTTCAGAGGGTAAAAAAATATTGCTTGATGGGCACTACGGTTTAAAACCAACAAAAACATATTATAATAGCGGAATAAAAAATGGATATAGGATTAAAACAAAGCATGGCTATGAACTTGGGATGTCATCTGTGCATAAGTTGTATGTATTAAGAGGAGAAAAATTGGAGTTTATAGAATCAAAAAATTTACGTATTGGGGATTTTTTGGCGATAAAATATGGACAAGAGATATGGGGAAATAATAACAGTATTGATTGGGAACCAACGCAATATGGTTTTAATAAGGGTTTTATAAAATTATTTAATCCGAAAGAGATAACTTCAGATTTAGCATATTTGCTTGGGTTGATATTGGGCGATGGCTATATTGATTTTAAACAAGGAAGAGTTGTTGTTACTACTATTGATGATGATGTTTCTAGTTTTTTGTTAAACCAACCTTTTGGTCTAAGGTTTAAACAATCAAATGGTGATGATTACTATCACTATATATGTAAAAATGAGTCTTTTGTTGAATTTTTAAATATTTTTATAGGATGGAAAAAAACAAAGGCACCTAAAAAAGAGATACCAGTGGTTGTTCTATCGTGGAGTAGAGATAATGTTGTTTCATTTTTACAGGGGTTATTTGATGCTGATGGAAGTTGTAGAAAAGATCGCGGATCGGTTTCTTTTATAAGCACCAGTAAAAAAATGATTGATGTATTAAGAGTTATTCTTTTGAATTTTGGAATAATAAGTAGGACGTATACTTACAACGCTCCACCAAGTAAAAAGGTAAAAGTTTGGTCTAGTGGGTATAAGTTAGAGATTGAAGAAAGTCATAGTATTATATTTTTAGAAAAAATTGGATTTAGAATTAAAAGAAAACAGGATTGTGGAAAAATATTAAGGAAATATAATTTTTGTCGTCTTGAAAAAATACCGGGGGTTGGATTGATATTAAAAAAGTACATGAAAGAGCTTGGATTGAAATATTCTGATATATCAAGAGGATTAAATAAAAGTTTTTATTCTAAGAGTGGTGATATTACATATAAGATACTGGGTATGATATTGGATATATGTAGAAATAAAGAATCAAAAACATATGAAGATATAAAAGAATTATATGATAAAAAATATTATTATGATAATATTGTTTCAATAGTTCCAATAGAAGAGAATGTTTATGATTTTACGGTTGATGACGGTCATACTGTAACCTATAGTGGAATTATTGGTCATCAAACCCCTAGAGGCATTGGAAACGTATATCATAGAATGTGGATGGCTGACGATAATGATTATATAAAGAAAGAGTATGGATGGTGGTGGGATTATACAGAAGAGGAGATAAAGACCATTGAAAGGAGAATGAATAATCCAAGTAAGTTTGCTCAAGAGTATAGTCTTGAATTTCTTGCATCAGGAAGAATGGTATTTGATCAGATGGCTGTTAGAAGACAAAGAAAGAATGTATTACTTGTTGGTGATAATGTAAAAGCACCAGATGGAACGGAATATAAAGTTAGAATATCTGATGATCTAAGGATATATAGAGAACCGGAAATGAGTAAGTTGTATGTTGTTGGAGCAGATGTTGCAGAAGGAGTAGATGGTGGAGATTATTCTGTTGCAGTAATATTAGATAGGATGACTGGCGAAGAGGTAGCATTTTTTAAGGGACATATAGAGCCAGATAAGTTTGGAGCAAAATTAAATGCATGGGGTAGAAGATATAATAATGCACTCATGATTCCAGAAATTAATAATCATGGACTTACAACAGTAACTGTTTTAAAACAATTAATATATCCATCAATGTATTTCAGACCAGCTCATTTTGAAAAGATTGCGTCTGCATGGGGTGTAAAACTTGGGTGGAAGACTACAAAACTTACAAGGCCATTATTGATAGATGATTTTGCACAAGCAGTTAGAGATGAGACTTTAATAATACATAGTAAGGAAATTTTAGATGAGATGTCTACGTTCATTTATGATGCATCTAATAATATGAAGCCACAGCCAGGGTTTCATGATGATACAATTATGGCAACCGGCATAGGATATCAAGGATTTAAAGTTCTTTATGATAAACCACTCACTCAGCTCAATTATGCATCACATCTCCCTAGTGGTTTTTCTTATTAGATACAGATATTAAAAATTTTGTTATAATAAACTTAGGATATCTATTCAGTATTAATATATGGCACAACAACAACCTTATAATCCTAGTGATTATGGAGAACATGAATTAGAACTCCGTAGATTATTCTTTTTACAAATGGAAGATGCTAGGAATTATTTTTTAAATACAATAAAACCGAGACTAGATAGATCATATAAATTATATATTGCATATACGGGAGATAGACAAAAGGAGATCAAGAGTTGGCAGGCAAATATTTTTGTTCCATATATAAATGCTGTTGTTGAAACATTAATGCCTCGTATTCTTGACGCAAGACCTGATTTTACCGTTCAAGGCAGAACTGAAGATGATCAATTAAAGGCTCCAAAACAACAGATGCTGTGTGATTATCTATGGGAGATATCTGAAATGGACAATACGGCAGAATTGGCTGTTCGTTCATCATTAATATATGGAACTGGATATCTACAGACAAGTTGGAAGAAAGATGTAAGAGAACATAGATTTTTATCTACAAAAGATCTTCTTTCTAAGAAATATAAGTATGAGTGGAAGAAAAAGACTTTCTATGATGCTCCATTTTGTGAATGGGTAGATAATTACAGTCTTTGGTATGATTGGCATAATATAGATAGGAAAAGTAAGCAATATTGGTTTAAACGTCTTGTTTTAACCGCTCCTGAAATAAAGAGAAAGTATCCACAAGCAGATCCAGAGCGTTTAGCTATGGCTCTTTTAAATTGGGGAGGAGATTTAACTGATTATGCTTCTGTAAGGCAGTTGGTAAAGTCAAATCATATATATATTATTAAAGGTCAGACTTCAATTGTTAGTAATAGAGGAATAGGAGATGATAGATATAATATATATGGAGACCAGAGACTTCAAATGTATGAAGTTTTTGAATGGTGGAGACCATTTGATGATGAATTTGCTGTAATGGTTGGTGGATCTTATGTCCCTATTCTTAGTGGCGGAAGTGTTCCAATTGCATATGATTTTAAGGAAGCTCCATTTATAGAAATACCTTATTTGAAGTTACCAAATGAGTTTGAGGGATACGGTATACCAATGTTATTGGAAAATCCTCAGATTATGCTTAATCAGATTAAGAATCAGAGGCTTGATGCAACGACATTGAGTATTCATAAGATGTGGATTGTTAATCCTCTTGCTAATGTTAATAAGGATGAACTTGTAACAAGACCATTTGGTATTATATATTCTGTTGATCCTAATGGCGTTAGAGAGGTTCAATTCAGTGATATTAAGGCTAGTGCGTATAAAGAAGAAGATCTTTTGAAGGCAGATATGAGATATTCTTCTGGTGTTGATGATTTCTCAATGGGAACTGGGAATGCAGGAGCCAGTGCAACTGAAGTACGTCATCTTAGAGAATCAACATTAGAACGTGTCAGATTGTTTATTAATCATTTAGGATCTGCATTTAGTGATGTTTTGAGGTATTGGATGGATATGGAGAGACAATTCTTTACAGAGCCAATGTATATTAGGATCCTTGGTGAGAATGGTCAGCCAACATATCCGCTTATAGAAAAAGATGACCTTGAAGGTAAGTTTGATTATAAAGCTACAGTTATACCATCTATAACTGGTATGAATGATGTTAAGAAGAAACAGGATATGGATTTGTTCCAGCTTCTTATTAATCTTCCATTTATTGATCCAAAGAAACTTACAACTAAGGTTTTATATGATTGGAGCTGGAGTATAGATTCAATAGCTGCTGCAGAAAATGCAGAACAGGGTATGCAACCAGGGATGGAGCAAAGTCAAGAACAACAAATGTCTCCTGAAGAACAGGCTATGATGTTGCAACAACAAGGTCAAGGAGCAGAGATGGCTCAACCACAACCACAAGGTATTCCATTGCCAGAAGGAGTTGAAATGGGTGGAGCTATATCTCCTGAAATGATGGCACAGATAGTGCAGATGGTCGCTCCAAAAGGGGTAGAGAAGGTTATGGCAGAGCAGCAACAGCAACAGCAACAGCAACAGGCTATGGGAGGTGCAGGTGGCGCAGAACCTTCGGGATACGGAATAGCTTCAAGGCCTATAAATCTTTTGAGGGGAGGTCCACCGCCTACTGTGAAGGGTGTATTAGATCAGAGGGGTGCAAATCCTAGAGGATTTAATAGGGGTGGAAAGGTTAATACAAATATAAATATAAAGAAAAATTCAAATCCTGAGAGTGCATTAATGAATAGAGTGTTTAATATTCAACGATAAGTATTAATTATTTTATATGGCAAATCCTATAGGATGGGGATATAAAAATCTAAGTGAAATGAAAGGTGTAAAAAAAGATAAGAAAATAGATTTAATGAAGGATATAATAAGTGGGATAAAAAATTATCCAAAAAAGTTTTATGGAAAGGCAAACCTTCAACCTGACCTTGGTAAAAAACTTAAAGATGAAGCAAAAAGAAGGGCAGAAGCAGGCGAGAATCAGAACATTATGGCAGAAAATCAATAAACATTTATTAAATAATATATTATAATTATGAATACGGAGAACTCAAGACAACGTACTGTTGAAGATTATTTTCCAAAGGAGCTTATTGACCAATGTAATGAAATGGAAAATGATGAGATGAAGTCATTGCTTATTGGTATAACATCAACAAGACACTGGATAGCTATTATGAAGTATCTATATAGCCGTAAGATGATGGCACAGAATGGATTGTTTACATTAGATCCATTTAAAGATCAGACAGCAATGGCAAGATATCAGGGTGTTATAAGTGGTATACTTGATTTGCCAGAGGGGATATTGGTATTAAAGGATAATGTAAATAAGGTTGATAGGAAGAAATAATTTTTGTGGTATAATTAAACTAATAAGTAATTTTAAATACTATGCCAGGGAATTGGATACAGGGAATGCATATGAAAAAAGGTGCACTCCATGAACAATTAAATGTACCTAAAGGAGAGAAGATATCAGCTTCAAAAATAAGTTCAGCTGCTAAGTCTTCTAATCCTCTTTTACGTAAGCGTGCTATTTTGGCTAAGACATTAAGTAAATTTAAATAATTAATATATTAATTTATTAATATATGGCAACATTGCAGGAGAAGAAAAAGAAACTTCTCAATAAGAAACTAAAGAAGGGATACGCTCAAGAAGAGAAAAGTGAAGGAGAAGACTATTTTGGAAATTATATGAAAAAGAAGAGTGGTTTAGGAAAACAGAGTGGTAAGTTTAAAAAATTAAAGAATATTAATAAAAAATAGTATGATGATGAAAAATAGTCATATGCCTTTAGGCATGCCACCAAGTGCAGCACCTATGGGAATGTCTTCACTGCCACAAATGACAGGTGTGCTTTCTACATTATCTTCAGCTGACAGTGGTCGTCTAAAGGTCGGTGCAGGATCATTGAAGGCAAAGAAGAAAAGTGTTTTAAAGAAAAAGCTTAAGAAATTAAAGAAAATATCATAAACATATGATGGATAAAGGAAAAATGAAGTCAATGAAGTGTGATATTGTCGGTGATGCAATGAAAAGGCATATGAGCGGTGAAATGAGTAATATGGGTGGTGGTAAGGTAGATCTTGCGGCTATTGCAAAGAAACTTTCCGGAAAAAAGTTTAAAAAGAGCTAGAAAAGTGTTCATTATTAATTAATTATGAAGATAGAAAAATATGACTGATCCAAACCTTGGGTCCGGTGGGATGCCGGGTAGCCCTGACAATGGTCCAGCCTCAGCTGGGCAGCCATCTGGAGATGGAACTGATTATAAAGCGTTATATGAAGAGTTAGAGTCTAAAATGGGAGGAATGGGAAATGAATTAGGGGAATTTCGAAGTTTCTTTGAGGGAATTTCACCACTCCTTGAAAAATTAGACAAAAGTCCTGAACTTGTTCAGGCAATCGTTGATGGTAAAATTGACACTGATTTGGCGAAAGCCGTATTAGAGGACAAAGTTACCATAGGCGATGCAAAGGTGGTCACTCAAGCCCATGAAAACGTACAGAAAGAATTAGGCAAAAAGGCCTATTCTTCCGCAAGCGCTGAAGAACTCACGAAGCTTATTGAAGAAAAGGTAGGCGAAGTGAAACGTGAACTTGGAAAAGATTTAAAAGAATCAGAGGAAATGAGGAATTTTGAGGTTGGCGTTAATGAATTCATAGCAAATACTCCTGATTTCGCAGATTATGCTGATAGGATAAATACTTGGATAGACGAACATGATGTGACTGATATCAAGATCGCATATTATGCGGTTAAAGGTGAGGTTTCAGAAGTTGAGTCTAAGAAGCGTGCAGAAAGAGATGCAGCTGAATATCAAAAAGGACAGGCTCCAGGTGGTGGCCAGTCTGGAAGTTATTATGTGCCTAATACTGGAGAGGTTGTTGATCGGCTTATAGCTGGTAGAACCAATCCAAATATTTTCTGACAATAGGGTAAGGTGTTCATTGACAATTTAAGTAAATAAATAATAACAGTTGTTATATGCCTAATGTTTATCCGTGAACGTAATGTAGCGCGGATGTAAAATTTCACTATATGCGGGGAACCGATGTTAGGCCATGGATAGGATACTGTATGGAGTAATCTTGCAGCGAACCCTAATAATTTCATGGATAATCACAATCCGCAGGTAAGGCACTGTTAAAAATTCGGGAATTTGTAATGCATACATTCCGGTACATCATCCTTAAATTGGAATAAGAATAAGTTATTAAACTTAATCATATTTTCTTTATTCATACGTAATATGAATTTAGTATTCTGATTTGTTGGAGTAATAGTCATTTCTATTCTCCATTTATGCCAGAACCATTTTTTCATGGTTTGATGTTCTCCTAATGTATAGCGATATGTCGATAGATACATGGTGTGTGATGAATGCTTTGGTTGAGAATAGTAGCAACCATCATCTAGGAACCAAATAAGAATAGCTAGTGGCTGTAACATATTTAATATGTTCATATTTACTCTCTTTCTTTTTTCTCCTAGGTATGTTGTGTAAAATAGTCCAAAAAGATCTGTAAAATATTGATGTTGGATACTTGCGTAATGGTAGGAAGGCGTAGAGTTTATCTCTACTCCATTGATTACCCTATCTTTATTAAGACAAATATTTGCCTTAGCTTGGATGATAAAAGGATATAATATATCTTTCTTCCAATCTAAATATTTGTTTTGAGCTTCACAATGATTCATTAATAATCTACACCTTCCGTTTGGTCTAATATTAATAGATGAATCACCCATCATTCCTCCTAAGCATATTTGTATTTGCTTGTCAGTAAGAATGTTACTCTTATATCGATTGGCAAGATCTCTAGATGGTTTATTCTTTATACCTGTTTTGTTTCTTTGAATAGACCAAAATTCTTGTTGGCAGATCACATTACAAAATAATTTTTTCCATGAATTTTTACCCTCTGCTATAAAATATTTATTGCAGAATTTACATGTTTTGTTCATAAAATAGATATTAATTTTTATATATCTATTATAACACAAAACCAAAACAGTGTCAACCTCAACGACTGTACGTGAAACATTGTTCAAAAAACAATGATGAGCCAGTCTAATCCTACGTGAGAGCGTAGGTAGGAAATAATTATTCCTTAGAAAATATCAATCACTACACCGAGCCGACCCATGACCAGGGAGCGGCAATTACATTAACAGCAGCAAATGCAGGGCGAACAACTACCACATCTGATGCAGAGGGACGATTAATCGTCGATGCTACAGATAAGATCTTCTTGCTTGAACCTAGACTTATTGGGTCGCCTATTAGTAATAATGGGAGAGCATTAAGATTATAAGGAAAACTAGCTATATGCTGGAAACTCTCGTATATATACTTGACAAGTAGTTAAGAATGTGCTATAATAAGTATATATGAAAGATCAATTACCTAAGTGTAAAAATATTGTTTTAGAGACAATCAGCAGGCAAGACCAAATAGAGCATAAAGAACTTGCTTATTTAATTGGTGTTTATTTAACAGATGCATCAATTACAGAATGTAATTTCAATCTTCAAGTTATTGATAAGGATTTTGCTGAAAGAGTATTAGAATATTGGAAAATATTTATACCAACTACAAAAGCATATTTAAGAAAAAGATGTGAAAGAAAAGGTTGGAATAAGAGTGATAGGTATGTAATAAAACTTGGTATAGGTGAATATGCAAAATTTTTTAAAAAAATAACAGAAGATAAATTTAAGATTCCTATACAGATATTAAATTCTGAATTAAACATAAAAAAATGGTTTATTGCTGGTGTAATGGATGGAGATGGATGGATAAGTAAGACTGAAAGAAAAAAATATCCAGGATTATTTCAGTATAGAATTGGTATTGGAGGAATAAAATCTACATGGATAATTGAATTTAGAAATATGTTGATATCATTAAATGTTATACCATTAAAAATGGAAGAATTTATAACAAAAAATGGAAAAATATTCTGTAGATTTAATGTAAAACCAATAAGTTTCTTTAATGCAGGACTCTTCTTTATGTTAGATAGAAAGGTAAGAAGATGTTTGGTAGCCTCAACGACTGCACGCTAGTCCCCTTTTAAAAGGGTGAAGATATAGTCTGATCTGCATGGCGACATGCAGTTAACACAAGAATAAGCATCCATTAGTTACATTACTTACAAACGTAGGTAAAACATACGATGGAAAAGGATGGAAGGGTTCCTCAATGCTCAAACGAGCTACAGGAAATCCGGAATTTAAGTGGTTCGAAGACTTCTATGGTGGTAGATATGCTCGCGTAAGTGCAACTTATACCGCAGGCACTGATACAATTAGTGTAACTGGTGCCGGTTCAAGTTCAGCTTATATCTTCACAGTTGGAGATGTAATTAAGAATGCTCGTACAGGAGAAAATCTTGTTGTTCTGACTATTGCAAGTACAACATCTATTACAGCTACTCGCTCATATGGAGCAACAGCTGCTGCAGCAGGTGCAGCTGGCGATGGATTATTCATCGTTGGTAATGTAAGTGAAGAGAATGCTGGAGCACGAAATGTAAACGCAACAAGATCATCTGCCCAAACAAACTACACTTTGAAACAACCAATCTGGGTGTAGTAAAATTCGACTATATGCTGGGATAACCTGTTAAGTCATAGATAGGATACCGGGCTGGGGCGACCTACCGGCGAACCCTGAAAATTCTATGAATAGGGTCAATCAGCAGAAAAGATAACTTAATTATATGGTCTGATTGTAAGCTTATATAGCATACAATCAGGAAGTTCATTGAAAATGGGGCTTTGCCTCAAAATATCAACAAGGTTACGAGTTTCTTCCACAGAGAATGAGATGATTGGATATCCGGAAGATGTTCTGATTTTGGCAGTAAGTTTAAATCTTTGCCAAAGCCACTTCTTTATAGCAGATACTTCAGAAATAGAAAAAGAATTAGTGCATAATATAGAATTTCTATTTCTTTTATCTAAACATCCATCATCTAAAAACCAAATAAGAAGAGAAGTTTCAGACATAAGATTTAAAAATCTTCTGTCTATCATTTGTCTCTTATTTCTATAACACATTCCGTAAAGATTAGTTAAAGAAGGATGGGATATAGAATGAGCATGATACTGAACTTTCTCTTTCATGATGTAATCTTTATATAGGTGTTCTGGATTTACAAATCTATTAGGTTCTTTCTGTCTAAATATAATAGATAATTTAGACATCTTGAACTTTAAATAGTCTAATTGTTTCTCAGAATGACATAAAGATAAGCGGTGGAAACCGTCTGTTTGTAGTGATAAGAATCCATCACCCAATATAGAACCATAGATTATTTCTAATTGTTCTTTATTTAATGATTTTTTCTTTATCGCTAACGTTTCATGATATCTCTTATCGGTTTTTCTGGGACGTTTATTGTTATAGGATATGTCTATACATTTTCTAGAGCATAGATTTGTACTCTCTCTTTTGGGAGTAAATATATTATCACAGATAATACATTTTTTCTCATCTGACACCCGCCGTGGAAAAAACTTACAGCATTCATCCTTACACTTATTAGAACAAAAAATTTTATTGTTAAAATTAGTTTCAAAAGGTTGAGAGCACAATTTGCATGTTTTGTTGATATTCATAGATATAGTTAAGTTAAATTCTCACAGACTATACGTCGAACACTAAGGTTTAGTGAAGATATAGTCGCTCCTCATATGAGAATATGAGTGATAAGGTAATCTTATCAGACATTAAAAATGATGTCAAGATTGTAACAGATTTTCAAGACAACTATTGCCTTGAGTAATACTGAGAAGGAAGCCAACCTCTACGGAGGAAAGGATTAAGAGAATGGTCCTTGTAAAATTTAGCCATATGCTGGAACATCTCGTTAAGCCATAATTACTTCTTAGGTAATAATGTTATGGATAGAGACAATCATGCAGGAAAGCTAAGTACGATAGGATGGATAGCAGGTTTTTTTGATGGAGAAGGTTATATAGGTCTTTGGAAGAGGACTGATAAAAGACAGCCTCATTATAAAGATACTTATAGACCAAGTGTCGTTATCGCTAACACGGATAAAAAAACCATAGATTATCTATCAGAACAGTTAAAATCGTTCAATGTTACTCACTACATAAAATATCGTCCATCAAAAAAAGGGTGGAGAGAAAGTTGGGTAGTGGAAGTAAATGGATTTGAACGAATAAAGAAGTTCATTGATCTCATTAGTGAATATACTGTAACGAAAAAAGAACAAGTAGCTCTTGTAAAAGAGTTTCTTAATAGAAGATCGGCAGTATATAAAAATGTCCCTTATATAGAAAGGGATCATGAGATATATGAACAATTAAAACTGTTAAAGCGTGCTTAAATCCCCAGAGACTATACGCTAAACTCCCTATGGGAGATGATATAGTCCGATCTACGATGGAGACACGTAGAGCATAGCAGAAATGACTATGCCATTCCTTTAATGGAATGTAACAATAATGCTTCCTTACCAGAGAGCAAAGAAGGGAACAGAACACGCTTTGGATAGAATAGTGTCCATTATGGTGGTAACATCATAATTAAATAACTCTTAATTGCGGGAAACTCCCAAGTATCTAATTCTGCCAAAGAGCAACAATGAATTAGTGGGGACAATCCGCAGCCAAGGAAATATGAACAAAAATTTAGCGTATATATTAGGAGTCTTTTTAGGAGACGGGTCGATATGTTCTGACAAAAGAACATTTATGTTACAAGCGATAGACCATGATTTTGTAAAGAAGACAGTTAGTAATCTTGAAAAGTTAAGTGAGAATAATGTTAGTATTGGTGAGGAGAATAGACTTACTAAGGCTAATAAGAAGGTGTTCTCTACAAGATTGAGTGACGTGAAGTTTTGCAATATACTTCAAGAAATCACTCATAATAGAAAGAATCTTCCAATAGACTTCTCTGAGTGGGATAAAGTTCTACAAAGAGAATTAATATCTGGATTACTCGACAGTGAAGGGTATGTATCTAAAACAAGAGAACATATCTATAATGGTCATAAAGTATGTGATCTAAAGATAGGTATAGGAGCTTGTGATTTGTGGGTATATGAACTTCATTCTTTCTGCCAAAATAATGGTATAAGGGTTGGAGTAATCACTAGAGAGATATTAAAGTCAGGTAAGATTTTCGCTAAATTTACGTTTAATAAGAAAAGCTTTATAGAAAACGGTCTATACTTCAATATAGGAAGAAAGCAAAATAGACTTGAAGAATATAAGGTTTTATTTCCAGGTTCAACGACTAAACGAGGTATATCCATAACAGATGAAACAAAACAGAAGATGTCTATTTTTGCGAATAGCAGAGATAGGGTTGGAGGGAAGTTCATTAAAATGGATAATGATATAGTCTGAACTCTATGGCGACATAGAGAGGTTGACAGAAATGATCAACCTACCCTTAATGGGTAATAACAAAATTGATTGAACGTGCATTCTGGTTCAGTGAAAAAAATTCAGACACAGGAACACAGAGCCATCCACGACGTTCCACTGGCGGTATGCTAGAGTTCATCGAGGGTGGTAACTCGTATGTTCAGAACCAAGGCGGTCCATTGACTGCTCCTGATTTGAACACGTTCCTACGTGAAGGATTTACCTACGGTAATGATACAAAGATGCTTTTTGCAGGCGGTGTCGTCTTGCAGGCAATCAATGAAATCGCCCGTGGACAGATTCTCACAAAACCATTGGACACCACATACGGTATGAAGATCAGCCAATGGCAGACAGCATTTGGAACAGTGAACATTGTTCATAATCCATTGTTTGTCGAAGATTATGCCGGTTATGCGTTTATGCTTGATATGGAATGTTTTGCCTATCGCTATATGAATAATCGCGATACGCAACTTCAGACCAACATCCAAGCGCCAGACGCAGACGGTATTGTTGATCAATATCTTAGTGAAGTAGGTTTGCAGAGAGCGCAGAGCGCTAAACATGCCCTTTTAAAAGGGGTCACGTCGTAGAATACAGCTTGTTTTTCCTAGTCTCTCGTTGAGCTAGGAATGTCCTACGGAGGGGTGGGACAATAAATCACAAAAAGAAGGAGCTAGATCTCTGTATTATGGAAAAAAAGTTAAAGGAAAGATTGCATTGTCGGGTATGTGACGAATATAAAGAACGTGAATTCTTTCCATTAAATAAAAGTCACAGTAAAAACTCTAGGAAAAGTATTTGTAAAGACTGTCAAAAAATAAGGGTTAACAGATACAGAAGGGAGACAGTGAGGGGTAGATATTATGTTTATACAAAGAATGCTAGATTAAGAAAATTGGCATTTAGTATATCTGTAGACACCTTATCTGTGTTGGTTTCTAGTAAATGTCACTACTGTGGAATAAATTCACCCACAATGGGTGTTGACAGAATAGATAGTTCTATCGGTTATGAGGTAGGTAATGTTTTGCCGTGCTGCTCTACGTGTAATAAGATGAAAAGTGCTCACGGATATGAAGAATTTACCAAAATAATATCAAGAATATTTAAGAATTTGAATTTATCTTAAATATAGAGATCTAGCTCCTTCTCTCTCCGGTAGGGTTTTATTCCTACCCCCGAAATGGCACGGGTTATTGCCGGTTTAAAAGTTAATCAACGATATATATGGCAAGTTTAGATTCATTGCTTGTACGTCAAGCAGCGGCTTCAGGAACAGTTCTTCAGAAAGGAACTGATGGTCCTGTTGCTATTCGTCTTCGTAAGCTCGGTACAGAGACTGCTACTTCGGTAACAGTTACAACTGCTACAAACATTGTTCTCGTTGGAAGTACAACGACAGATACGGTTGCCTTTGCAACGTATACAACCTATGGAGCTGTTGTTGATCAGATTAATGCAACAGGACGTTGGGAAGCGAAGATCCTTGATGCTCTTCGTTCAAAAGCGAGTGCATCTACACTTTTAGATGGTGCTATTACTTCAGCAACGGCTGAAAATGGTGGTACTATCTGGAATGTGTTACAGGATACGTCTGCGTCGCTTCAGATTGCTACGTGCCTCTCTCCGAAAAGAGAATTTGATGCTCCTAGTGATCACAGAGTTCATCTTCAGGAGATTGTTTATGCTGTAAATATGGGAACAGCAGCGGTAGATAGTGTCCAAATTTGGAAGCGAAAGAAAACAACAGAAACACAGCTTTATGGAGCGCTTTCTGTTGATACAACAGAGACTACGATTCGTTTTGCAAATGGTGAAGGTAAGATAACTGGTGGTATTGATGAGGACATTATTGTTCTTGTTAAAGACGCTGCTACTCTTACTGACTCTACGAGTAATTTCGTTCGTATTTCTGGTATTATTGAGTAGGAATAAAAAAGGGGGGGTATTTTTCTGTACCCCCTTCTTTAGCATAATTATTATGAATTATATTTTATGAAGTTTGTTTCAAAATCAAGTAATTTACGTGTAGTTTTAAGACCAGGTATTCCAGGATCTGCAATAGTAGGTCGTGAACCGGTTAGCGGTATTTATGTAAAGTTTCAGGATGGTATTGCTATAATAAATCAACAGGAACAGATTGATATGATGATTAATCATCCAGCATTTGATAGAGACTTTATATGTGTTGAGGAAGTTCAAAAAGATCCATATGCTTATAATAGACAGGAAACTGAACCTGGACATATAATTCAAGAGATAAAATATGGACATGTTGAAAACATGAAATCATCAGCAAAAAATGTTCAATTAACGCCTCAAATGAACAAATTAATAGATGATTTAGCCTCTGCAAGGGTAAAAGAGATGCTTCCAGGTGTTATAGAATCAGTTCTTAAGGGGATAACTAAGGTTCATGAAGAGAAGAACAAACAACAAGTTGAGGATTCTGTAGAAGAAAAAAATGATGTAAGTAACGAAAATAGTGAAAATATTGATGTAAATAAGGTTTTGGGTGTACAACCAGAACCAATAGAGGCAAATGAGGCTTATGTTGACCAAGATGGAGAGAAAAAGGTTCGTCGTGGAAGACCCCCTATGAAAAAAACTGTGGAATAATATATTAATATATTGTATAATTATATTGTTGGTTGGTAATCATGATTATTAAAGGTTAAGAATTTATATGTCAAATGATAGAATAAACTTTTATTATGACGCACAACGTCAGGGGTACGATACAACTCAATGGAGAACATTATCTGGTGTTGTAACTGCTACTGGAAATGGTATTCGTGTCAATTCTGCTGAATGTATCCACTACGGTGATATTTATAAAGGAAGGTTAGTAATGAATCTTACTATTCCTGTTGCACCTACTGCAGGACATTCTCGAAGGTTTGGATTTGCGCAAAAAGCGCTTGGCGCATATGTAGGCTTTCGTATAAATGGGACTGTATTTCAGGCAGAGACAATAGATGGAGATGGAAATACTGAGACAGAAACTATAACATGGGATTCTTCTTGGACAAATACAACGGTAAGATATGAGGTTATTTGGAATGGATTTAGTGCTACATTTAAAATAAATGGAGCACGTTATTCATTTTTAAATAGTTCTGCTGTTGTAAAACATGCGATGAGTATTTATTTTCTTAACTCTGTTTCTGACAGTTTAGAGGTATCTTATGTGCAGGCAAAAGACATGCAGGGATATTTATTCAATGGAACAACATCTGCAAGTACATTCATAATACCTAGTATCAGTGTGAATGATCAGTTAACGGTAACTGATAGTATAACTCCACTTGATTTCCTTACAATGACCGTAAACGATCAATTTACGATTACTGAATTAGTAACAGGGGCCGTCTCTGCTTCTAATATTAGTGTAAATGATACTAGTACAATTACTGAGAGTGTGACACCATTTATTCACTTTATAGCTAATGTAAATGATGTAATTACACTTACAGAGAGTGTAACAGTAAATCGAGATCCTTCAATGAGTGTAAATGATCAGTTTACTATTACAGAAAGTGTAACAATGTTACTCTAATAATATATGGAAAATAATATTGAACAATTTGGGAAGGGTGCAGTTCATAAAGAAGATGAGCGAGATTATACTTTTGGAGCAGAATTAACCCTTTCCTATGACTGGACAAAAGAGATTGTCTTTGATGTTCCAATAAAGGTAAAAGATCAAAATGGTAGTTCTAGTTGTGTTGGACAATCTTCTGCAACTATTGCTGAAATATCTTATTATAAAAAAACAGGTGTAATGAAAGATTTTTCAGCACGGTTTTTTTATTCTCAGATCTCCCTTGGTGTTGGCAAAGGTGCATATATGCGTGATGGTATGGATACATTAGTAAAACTTGGAAGTGCGTTAGAATCTGATTTTGATAGTGATCCAGAAACTGAAGAACATATGAGGGATAAAACTGGAATTGAATCAGTATTATCATTAGCTAAATTATATGATATATATGGGGATTCAGCATATGCTATTGTTGCTAATAACATTGATTCTGTTGCCTCTGCAATAAGAGATAGTGGAAGTTGTATGATTGGAGTCAGGGGAAGTAATGATACATGGCATACACCTGATGTAAAAATAGGAACAGGGGATTGGGGGCATGCAATTTGTGGCGTAAAACCATGTAGAAGGAATGGTATAAAGGCAATAAAATTTATAAATAGTTGGGGAGAAAGTTGGGGAGAAAATGGTTATGGATATGTTAATGATGATTATTTTAATAATAATGGTGTGATGGTTGTGTTTGTATTGACGGATAATTTTATTAAACCTTCAACAATTAAAGCTATGGAATATTTAGAGAAGAATGATAATAAAATAGTTCAGAATGGTGTTACGGGTGAAATAGGAATTATTAAAGGAGGAAAAGTTCTTTTGACAACTTCAGAAAGAGCTGGACTTCTTGCATTGACTCATATTATTCGTAATGGAGGAGGAGGTGCTGTTCCTGCAGAATTGTGGGCTGAATTCCCTAAAGAGAATTTCTAAATGAATAATTATATGAAATTTGACTTCAAGCAGATGTTTTTAAAGAGTCTAAAATATGGAATATTATTTGGACTTCCAATGATTGTAGATCAGTTCATTATATCTTATCCAGCTTATGCTCAATTGACGATAGGTACACTCCTTACAATGTTAGCGAATTTATTAAAGGTGCGTTATGGACTTCGTATTCCGTAAAAATATTATATTATGGAGACAGAGATAAAAATAGCCGAATATGGCAAAGATATAGAATATATGAAGGATAAAATCGAGGATATCCATACTGGACAGGTTAAACTTGGAACAAAACTCGATACGTTCATTGAATCTGCTGATAGAAAATATGCTGGAAAACAAGAATTTGAGTGGTTGAGGAATGTTTTTATCGGTAGCGTCATTATAACTATATTTGTTGGAATAATGATGAAGCTTATTCTTAAGTAATAATGTATGCTTACAGCTTGTGCGTCTACTCTTTTAAAGAAAATTTCTGTAGAAAAAGAGCGGTCACAGAAGATCTTAAATACATTTATGAAAAAAGGAAATACATATATAGATTCATTTTATAAAACATTTATGGTAGAATTAAAAGAACTATATAACCAGATGAGGCGATCTATTAAGAATAAAAAAACATGATATAATATAAACATATGAATAATTATGAAGATATAAATATAGATATGAGGGATTTCTTCCTCAAAAATAATCGGTCGACATAATTATTTATTGGAAGAGTCTAAAACATATTAAGCTTAATAATTTAGACTTAACTCTACAAACAGTATGAGAAAATCTATAAAGGACAGCGCGAATCCACGTGGATTCTTTCGCGTGCAGATCACTGAGAATGGAAAGGGTGTTGTTGGGGATTCTGGATGGCAGGAGAACCAAGTCACCAACGATGGTATTACCCAATACCTTATCAATAACCTTTGTGGTGCTGCTGGAACAAAGGCAGTGACTCATTTGGCTCTTGGTACTGGTGGTGCTCCTGCGGCATCTGATACAACGCTTGCTGGAGAACTTGCAGAAGCTGCTGGACGACAGGCAGTTTCAACTTCTGTTGTTGCATCAAAGACTGCTCAGTTCACTGGACAGTTTGCAAGTGCAAACTCATTTGTAACCGCAACTCGAAATATTTCGAACATTGGTCTGTTCAATACTTCGACTGCTGCTACAGGAACATTGTTCGCTGGAAATACGTATGCATCAAGTTCATGTGCCACTAATCAGAATGTTAATGCCACATATCAGATTAGGTTCTGATCAGTAGCAACGTATAATTACTTGACACTTCTATTTAATTCTGCTATACTTGTATTATTAAGTCATAAAAGACAAAATAGTATGAGAACATATAAGGATGTTGATAAAGATTTTCTTATAGAAAATTATGTCAATACGGATAGAAGTGTCGAGGACATTAGAACACTACTCGACTGCTCACAGAAGACGGTAGTAAGGGCACTTAAATATCACGGATTAAGCGTTAAGGGTAGGGTGTCAGAAAATGTATTCCTTCGTGACAAAGAGTGGTTAAAGGATCAATATGTTGTACAGAAAAAATCCTTAAGACAAATAGCTAAAGAAATATGTTCAACAGTAGGAAATGTTCGTTCTGCTGTAATGTATTCCGGAATTAGTACTAGAGGGATAAAGCAGGCCATGATGAATAGGTATACAAAGAAAAGAATGGGTTCTGACGCTGCAAACTGGAAAGGTGGAATACGAAGAGCTGGTGTTAAGGGAAGGTATATTTCAATATATTCTCCAGAACATCCATTTTCTACTCAAGAAGGATATGTGATGGAGCATAGACTGGTGGTTGAAAAGAGTATAGGAAGACATTTAAATCCAGAAGAGGTTGTCCATCATTTAAATGGAATATCAGATGACAACAGGTTAGAAAATCTTGAACTTCTACCATCTCGTAAGGCACATACAAAGGCTCACTTTGATGCCGTGAAGTTAGTAGATGATATTAAAATAGAAAATGCCAATCTCAAAAAACTTTTAGAAGAAAACAATATAAAATATTAATTATTATTTAGATTTATGAAGAAAAAGATAAAAGAGAAAAAAGAGAGTGTAAGTAAAAGATATGTAGATCCGATGATCATTGAAATTTTAAAAAAGAATCAGCAAGGGATTAGGCTCGATGTTGGATGCGGGGCTAATAAGCAACTAGGCTTTGTTGGAATGGATTATAGAAAAGAACCCGGTGTAGATATCGTGCATGACCTTGAAAAGTTCCCATGGCCACTACCCAATGAATGCGCATCACTCGTGATGGCATCACATGTAGTAGAGCACATTAACCCTCATGGCGGCGTGTTCATCGCATTTATGAATGAAGTGTGGCGTATTTTGAAACCAGACGGTGAATTCCTTATAGCAGCGCCATATGCAACGTCACAGGGGATGTTTAGGGATCCCACGCATTGCCTAGTAGATGGAGCTGAGGTTTTAACAAAAGATGGTTTTAAAAAAATGCAGGATGTGAAAATTGGCGAAGAAGTACTTACTATGAATCTTGAAACTGAAGAAACTGAATATTCAAAATGTATAGGTATTGTAAATGAAGATTATGAAGGACTAATAGTTAGGTTTGAAAATCGTGCAGTGAATATCGCGGTGACACCAAATCATGACATGATTTCAAAATGGAGAGGAAATGTAGCAAAATGGGAGAAGAGACGTGCAGATTCGTTCTTTGAAAAAACTCCATTCGGAAGGGTTGGGATAGCAACAATTCCGAAATGGATTGGCGACGAACCTGATACGGTAGAAATTAAAAAAACTGAAGGAGATAACGGTCCTACTTCTTTCAATGCTGGAGATTTTATGGATCTTCTCGGATGGATATTATCAGAGGGATGCTTTACAACACCAAATGGTCAGGATTCATCGAGTCGTTTTTTGAAGATTTGTCAAAGTAAAGCGGCTAATCTTGAAAATTATAACAAAATATCTTCTCTTGTAGGACGCATGGGTTTTGAGAGTAAGGAATATGAGAATTATATAAGAATAAACTCAAAAAGTCTTTTCGATCATCTCTCATATTTAGGAAAGCAAGATGTTCGTTATATTCCAGTAGAATACAAGGGAATGAGCGTATTGCTTCTTGAGCGCCTTCTTGAATCTTTGAGGATGGGTGATGGAGAGTGGCATAATAATGAAAGAGGATATACATATACTACAATATCAGAAAGATTGGCATCTGATGTAAATGAGATAGCGTTAAAGTGTGGATTTAGGTCACATATTTATTTAAGAGAGGGAAAAGAATTTTTTTCTCCAGTAAGAGATAAGTCGTATGTCAGAAAGGATCAATATCGTGTTAGTGTCTGTCCATTGAGTGAAAAAATGCTTTATCCAAAACCATTTATAGAACAGTATGATGGAAAAATTGTTTGTGTAAAAGTTGAAAAAAATCATACAATTCTTACACGATATAATGGACATGTTGCGTGGGTTGGAAATTGCAACTTCGTTAACGAAGAAACGTGGTCATATTTTGATCCAATAGATAAGTGGTATAAGAATGGATTGTATTCTATTTATCGTCCTTTGCCCTGGAATATTAAATTCAACACCTGGCACGAAAACGGTAATATAGAGGTTGTATTAATAAAGCGAAGGATCGATCCATCATATAATGTAGACTCTGAATTTTTAAAAATATTAAAATAAGATAAATATATATGAAGAAAAAAATAGTAGAGAAAGAAGTTATTAAACCACCAAAGGGATTAATAAAAAATACTGGAGACTGGCATAATAGAATTCTCATAGCAACTCCATCAACAGGTACCGTAAGAATGGAGTGGGTCCTACACAGATACGGTCAGATTATCCCCACTAATTGGTCTCACGTTGAAATGTTACAATGGATGTCTGCCTTTGCACCAGTTGAATACCTTCTTCCAGATGCAGAAAATCTTATTGCTAAGGCTTGCGTTGAGGGTGATTTCCAGTGGATGCTTTCTATAGAGGAAGATAATTTGATTCCAGACGATGCTTTTGTGAGAGTGAATCAGTATATGCAGAAGGGTGATGTTCCTATTGTCTCAGGGCTATATTTTACGAAATCACAACCAACTGAACCAATATTGTATCGTGGTAGAGGAAGTGGAGCGTTTAGAGATTTTAAGATTGGGGATAAGGTTTGGGTAGACGGTATACCATTTGGATTTACCCTTATTCACGGATCAATTATTAAGGCATTATGGAATGAAAGTCCTGAATATACAGTAAATGGTATAACTACAAGAAGAGTGTTTGAAATGCCTGATAAGAGCTCTGGGAACGCTACAGATGGTTTTGTAAGGCTTTCTGGAACAACTGATTTACAGTGGTGTACGAGACTCATGAAAGATGGTATATTTAAAAAAGCAGGATGGGATAAATATCAGGAGATGGAGTTTCCATTTCTTGTAGACACAAATATATTTGTAGGACATATTGATAAACAGGGTAGAACGTATCCACTCGGTGGAATTCCTAAAGAATTTATTAAAGATAAGTCATAAAAGTAATAATATGAGCAAGATTGATGAGCACTATGAGTTAAAGCATAAGGGTATAGAGGAAAGTGAACAAGAGTTATGTCAACTTTGTAAGAATTTTGTAGAAGGACAGAATGTTGCTCCTGCTGCAGATTTAGGTGTTGATGTAAGTCTTAGGGTTCCTCTTGTTGATGTGTTTGGTAAGATTGACTAATATATATAGAAATGAACACACTTAACATACATATTTCAGAAAAGATATTTGTTATTGATGTTATTTGTATTTTTAATAAAAAGCAGATAGTGTCTAACATATATCATTATTTTATTGTTCAATGGAACAATGTAAGTTCTATATTCAGTGGTATATCTTCTTTTGCAAGACCACCTACAGTTTATATAAATATTTTGAATTTAAAAGAGCCACTGTCTTTGTAGATTGTGGCTTTTTATATAATATATGGCATTAGTATTCGATAACGCTACACAATCTACAAGTGCATCTTCTGGATTCACATTTTCTCTTTCTAATAGTTCTTTAGCTAATAGAGTTTTGATAGTACACGTTTTAATGCCTGGAACGGTAGATGATTTGACTGGTGTTACATACGGTGGTGTTGCAATGACTCGTGTTCTCGTAGCTCTTGATAATAGTCCATCTATTCCGGTTACTGTCTATAGTTACAGATTGGTTGCTCCTGCAACTGGAGTAAATAATGTTGCAGTTACATGGAATAATTCACATACTGTTTCTGCGTCTGCAATTTCTTTTACTGGAGCAGACCAAGCAACAGGAATAGATGCTTTTTCAAGCAATGCGGAAGACGGAACTAATACTCAGAGACTATCCTCAGTAACGACAACAATAGCGAACACAATAGTTGTATGTACTGTTTCTTGCAGAGAATCAACTGACACTCAAACACTAACGGTAAGTGGCGGAACAACTACCATTAATGAAGTATTTACAGGTGCGATAGGTAATATCGCATCATGCCGATTGGCGCAAGCAGTACCAGGTTTTGTTGCAATAGGTTTTACATGGACTGATGCGAGAAGAAGTTGCCAAGTTTCTACTGGCGTGATGGAATTTCAGCAAACTTTATCAATATCAGTTACAGATACATTCTCTCTAACAGAAAGTATAAATGTAGCTCTCACACATAATGTGGTTGTGAACGATCAGTTCACTATTACAGAAAATATATCAGGAATAATCTCAGATATTGTAATAAATATAACTGACATCTTCACATTGTCAGAATTAGTGAATATATCTTTGACGTTTAATATCCGTTCTAATAAGTGAGTTGTAGTGTTTTAATATGGAAAAACAGAATAAAAACATAGGACACTTTCTTGCATTTAATAAAGAATGGTTTGATAAGAACCAAACTTTTTTATTGAAGTTGCTTAATTCTAAAATTACAAAGCGATTATTTAGGAGGATTCTTTGTATAACAAAAAATGATATTGGATATGAAGCAAAAATAGTAAATATTGAACCAAATAGTTATACAGTTGTAAGCAATGAAAAAGAATTCACTACTGATTTTAGAACTCATCCAAAGTTTGGTAAGAGATTATATTATGCCTTTAAACTAATGTGGTGGGCAATACATTATTGGGATGAGATATTCGCAGATAGATATGCTCCTCAATGGAGTTATGGGTTTGCTACTTTGACACAATACCCTGGTAGTATAGCGACTAATAATCCTCTTGATGGTTCTGTAGGTAGAACTCCTGATTCTCCTTATGAAAATTGGTCGACTATTCGAAGCGGCGCTGGAACAACTCAACAGTCAGTGAATGCAGATATAAATGCCTTTCAGATTGTTTCTATTAACAACACTTCAACGCCATTTTTAAATTTAACAAGGTCTCTTTACTTATTTGATACATCAAGTCTTACTTCCAGTGCAACAATTTCTGCAGCAACTTTTTCTATTTATGGAAAATCTAAATTAGATGAAAATAATATAACTCCTGACCTCACTTTGGTTGCCTCAACTCCAGCTTCTGATACTACCTTAGCGAATTCTGATTATAGTCAATTAGGAACAACAGAATTTGCTACGAGAATTACTTACGCTAATCTAACCACCGCTGCATATAATGATATGGCGATGAACGCAAGTGGATTGGCTGGAATTAGTAAAACTGCAAATACAAAGTTAGGATTGAGAAATGGAAATTATGATTTGAATAATTCTTCTCCTGCTGTAGCTGCCATAGATAAAACTGCTTCTTTTGGAGTAAGTACTGCAAAAAGAGCAGGAACAGGTGAAGACCCTAAACTTGTTGTTACATATTCTACAGACCTTACAATATCTATTCCAGAAACAGTTACTATTACAGAATCTGTGACGTTTGGTTTTATAGTAAGTGTAAGTGAAAATCGTACCTTTACTGCAACTGCAACAAAATCAACGAATAATACATTTCTTGATACTTTGACCGTTGTTGGAGCAACAACATCTGGTGATTATAATTTGACAACGCAAGTTATTGATCCTGTCGCTCCAAAGACATTTGAATTTAAGTGGAATGGTGTTTCTAGTGGGATAATAACTGGTCCATGGGCACTACCCATATTGCCAAAATCAATCAATGGTGGCATTGCCGGAACTCTTACTTTCGATGATTTAACATCACCGTTTGGCCCTCCTTCTGATACAACACTCTATACCGATGTCGTTACAGTCACAGCTGGAGTTTCTCAAGAGAATGTAAAAGTTGCACTTACACATAATATTGGTGTAAATGATACAAACACTCTTTTATCTGGAGGTGATCTTGTCAACGTCGCTCTTACGCACAATATTGTTGTAAGTGATTCAACCCCCCCAAATGATTCTTCTGCGTCTACTGTAAAAAATAGTAATAATACAACAACCTCTCTTACTTCTGTTACGGGTGCTGTTGCAGGAACATATAATCTTAGAGTTGTAGTTTCTGGTGCTGGAACAAGTTATGTTTGGACGTGGAATGGTACGGCGGCAACTGGAAACCCATATGGTAGTTGGAATGGTTTTTTTGTTGCAACTAGTGGAACAATTGCTGACATTTCAGCCCCAACAGCTGGAACAATTGTTGTAGCCAATGCCTCTGGTCCACCGGGTGGTGGTGATGGAACCTATACTGATACAGTCACAATCACTGGTCCATCGGTTACAGTTCAAATAGCCCCAGGTATTAATGTAAGCGATCAGCTTACTATTACAGAAAGTGTCACCGTGCTTCTTTTTAACAGTGTGAATGCAAATGATCAATTATATAGTTTGGAAACAGTTAATGTCGCTCTCACACATAATGTAGTTGTGAATGATCAACTATCTATAACAGAGAGTGTTAATGTAGCTCTTACACATAATGTGAGTGTGAATGATCAGTTTACGATTACGGAAAGTTCTACGGTCGTACTTTTTAGTAATATCAACATAAATGATATGTTGATGATTACGGAAAGTTCTACTCTTTTATCATCTAATAGTGTTGTAGTGAGTGATGATTTGATGATAATGGAGAGTTCTACGGTAGCTCTCACACATAATGTAGTTGTAAATGATCAGCTATCTATAACAGAGAATGTAAATGTAGCTCTCACACATAATGTAGTTGTGAATGATCAGTTATCTATAACAGATATTTTAATAGGTGATTCTATTATAAATGATCAATTCACCATTACAGAAAGTGTTTCTGTATTACTATTCAGTAATATAAATGTAAATGATCAATTATCTATAACAGAAAGTGTTAGTGTTGTGATAATTGGAGGTATAGATGTAATAGATGTAAATGATCAGCTATCTATAACAGAGAATGTAAATGTAGCTCTCACACATAATGTAGTTGTGAATGATCAACTATCTATAACAGAGAGTGTTAATGTAGCTCTTACACATAATGTGAGTGTGAATGATCAGCTATCTATAACAGAGAATGTAAATGTAGCTCTCACACATAATGTAGTTGTGAATGATCAATTCACCATTACAGAAAGTGTCTCTGTATTACTATTCAGTAATATAAATGTAAATGATCAAATAACAATAACAGATAGTGTTGATCCTGAAGATGTACTTAATGTAGTTGTGAATGATCAGCTATCTATAACAGAGAATGTAAATGTAGCTCTCACACATAATGTAGCTGTGAATGATCAATTCACCATTACAGAAAGTGTCTCTGTATTACTATTCAGTAATATAAATGTAAATGATCAATTATCTATAACAGAAAGTGTTAGTGTTGTGATAATTGGAGGTATAGATGTAAATGATCAGTTATCTATAACAGAAAGTGTCTCTGTTCTATTGTTCAGTAATATAAATGTAAGTGATCAGCTATCTATAACAGAGAATGTAAATGTAGCTCTCACACATAATGTAGTTGTAAATGATCAGCTATCTATAACAGAGAATGTAAATGTAGCTCTCACACATAATGTAGTTGTGAATGATCAATTCACCATTACAGAAAGTGTCTCTGTATTACTATTCAGTAATATAAATGTAAATGATCAAATAACAATAACAGATAGTGTTGATCCTGAAGATGTACTTAATGTAGTTGTGAATGATCAGCTATCTATAACAGAGAATGTAAATGTAGCTCTCACACATAATGTAGCTGTGAATGATCAATTCACCATTACAGAAAGTGTCTCTGTATTACTATTCAGTAATATAAATGTAAATGATCAATTATCTATAACAGAAAGTGTTAGTGTTGTGATAATTGGAGGTATAGATGTAAATGATCAGTTATCTATAACAGAAAGTGTCTCTGTTCTATTGTTCAGTAATATAAATGTAAGTGATCAGCTATCTATAACAGAAAGTGTCTCTGTTCTATTGTTCAGTAATATAAATGTAAGTGATCAACTATCTATAACAGAGAATGTAAATGTAGCTCTCACACATAATGTAGTCGTGAATGATCAATTATCAATAACAGAGAGTGTTAATGTAGCTCTCACACATAATGTAGTTGTAAACGATCAGCTATCTATAACAGAGAGTGTCTCTGTATTACTATTTAGCAATATAAATGTAAGTGATCAAATAACAATAACAGATAGTGTTGATCCTGAAGATGTACTTAATGTAAATGTAAATGATCAGTTCATCATTACAGAAAGTGTCTCTGTTCTATTGTTCAGTGATATAAATGTAAGTGATCAATTATCAATAACAGAGAGTGTTAATGTAGCTCTCACACATAATGTAGTTGTGAATGATCAGCTATCTATAACAGAGAATGTTAATGTAGCTCTCACACATAATGTGATTGTAAACGATCAGTTCACTATTACAGAAAGTGTCACTGTCTTATTATTGAGTAATATAAATGTAAGTGATCAAATAACAATAACTGATAGTGTTGATCCTGAAGATGTACTTAATGTAGTTGTAAATGATCAATTCACTATTACAGAAAGTGTTTCTGTATTACTATTCAGTAATATTAATGTAAGTGATCAATTATCAATAACAGAGAATGTAAATGTCGCTCTCACACATAATGTAGTTGTGAATGATGAGTTAATGATAATGGAAAGTGTCTCTGTTCTATTGTTCAGTAATATAAATGTAAGTGATCAAATAACAATAACTGATAGTGTTGATCCTGAAGATGTATTAAATATAGCTGTGAATGATCAGCTATCTATTACAGAAAGTGTCTCTGTTCTATTGTTCAGTAATATTAATGTAAGTGATCAATTATCAATAACAGAGAATGTAAATGTAGCTCTCACACATAATGTGATTGTAAACGATCAGTTCACTATTACAGAGAGTGTTAATGTAGCTCTCACACATAATGTGGTTGTAAACGATCAGTTCACCATTACAGAAAGTGTCTCTGTATTACTATTTAGCAATATAAATGTAAGTGATCAAATAACAATAACAGATAGTGTTGATCCTGAAGATGTACTTAATGTAGTTGTGAATGATCAATTCACTATTACAGAAAGTGTCTCTGTTC